CTACACACATTTTCTTCTATATTCTATGATTTTGTTGTCGGTGCTAACGATTTTTTCAATGTCAGCAAACGACTTTTCGGGTGTAACATGTGTATACAAGTCCATTGTCATTTTCAGTGTTGCATGACCCAAATATGATTGAACGACTTTCGGTTCTATTCCTGACTCAAAACATCTTGTTGCAAACGTATGTCTGAATGTGTGACCGCTAAAAAATGGAAATTCATTGTCACTGCTTCTCGTGTCATTTATCCGCCTTACAACTGAACGTATAGAGTCGCTATATATAACTGAATTAATCGGTGTGTTGAACCTTGTAACAAACAAATATTCGTTTTGCTCCTTGGGTCTGCGTGCTGAAACTATCTTTTTAAGTTCAAATTGTTTCGTCAGATATTCCTTGCACACACTGTTAATTGGTACGTGTCTGTAACTCTGCTTGGTTTTTGGTGGCTCAACATGAAATGTCTTGCCTTTATCTTCAAGGTATTTCTGATACACAAGTGTCTTGTTGACATCTATATATCCCTCGTCCATATGTATATCTGCAATCGTGAGCGCAAACAGTTCTCCTGGGCGCAAGCCTGTATTAAGTGCTACATTGTACAAATTATCGTAAAATGTTCCTTTACTTGCTTCTAAAAACTCATTCTGTTGCTCTACTGTCAACGCAAAAGCATTAACTTCTTTGTCTGCTCTTAGCTTTACACCTTTTGCCGGATTCTTAATCATCAGGTCATCTTCCATAGCTCTGCTAAACATATCACTTAAGATAGCCTTGATTTTGCTCTGCCTCTCATATTTATAGTTATCATCAGAGGCCTTGTCGATAAGTAACTGTACATCCGACTTGCAAATAGATTTTATTTCGTGGTTTCCCATGTATGGTGAAATGTTCTTCTTATATATGTGTGTGTACTCCCTAATGGTATTGGGGCGCACTCTCTTTTTCTTGTATACGCTCATCCACCTGTCAAACCACGCATCAAGAGTAATACTGTCTCTAACACTTGTAAATTGTTGATTGTCGGTCACTGCTTTGCTAAGCTCCTTTCGCAGTTCCGACAACTTGCTATTGTAGATTGTCTTGCTCTTGCCGAACCTATCTTTATATCTGCCCTGATAAAGTCCGTCCTTGCGCTGGGTTATTCCAACCCCCAGCTCTTTTCCTCTCAAATCCTTTCCCATACTGATTTATGGCTCCTTTCAAAATTAAAAGCCATTATATGATAATTTCTATATTACTACATAATGGCTTATAATTCAATATATCTATTTATATGCTATCTGTCTTTTCGAGATATTTCTCAAACTCCTTGCGCTTGACTAATCGCTTGCCCCTTCCAACAAAAAGTACAAAAGGACATGAGGGATTATTAAGCATATCATTGATTCTGTTAATTCCGATGTTACTGTATTCCGCAGCTTCATCAATCGTCAGCGTTACTTTTTCCCATATCGGTACTTTGTTAATCATCGCCTGACTCCTTTCTATCTTTTCTTTAATGTCTGCCACTCTCCGGGAAGTGGTCGTTTTTGAAATTAATAGTCTCTGTGATACCTCTTCAAGACTTTTATCAGTAACTAGCAACTTAAAAACTTCCGCTTCCTCATCGGTGAAATTGGCATTTTTCAAAATCTCTTCAAGTTCCGGCTTAGTAAGTTTTGAAAACTTCATAAGCCTATCTCCTATTCTTCGGTTTTGTTTACACTGTGTATACAAGTGTTTGAGTATCGGCATGAACTGTTACACGGCTTGTTGTCCTCGTATACGCATTGTCTTTCAATTGACTCTATATCGCTTATAGTTCTGCTATTCATCTGCTCTCCCATTCCTCGCAACAATCAGTGTAATCTGTCCAATCAGCTACATATTCGCTATCTTTGTTGCAACACACCCAACCTTGCGATATACCTCGTATTGATGATATTTACAATTTCCACAACATTTATTCATTTTATCATCACTTCCTTTTTATATTGCTCTGCCATATATTGTCCGTAGCTCATGCCCTTACTCTTAGCAATCTCGCAGATTTCCGCAAGTTTGTTTTTCTTAATGGGCTTTCTTTTGAGCCTTTTCTTTTCTCTGATTTTTCTCAATTCTGTAGCTCTTTGCTCTCTATGTGCTTCGCAACACGTATTTTGGTTAGCTGCGGTCGGTGTAAATGTCTTGCTACAGACTACACATTTAATTGGTTTGTAGTGTTTCATTGTTTTACCTCTACATAAAATCGTCTATTGTCATTTGACAATAATCTTTAGTCTTTCCGTTCATTTCTCGGCAAAACTTTCTGTATTGCCTTGTGTACTCGTAACTGTCCTTAATACTTAATATTCATATTTCCGTGTTCATTAACCCGATCAATAGCTTCTGCGTATCTCACTTTATTGTTTTTCAAGATGTAAAGTAGATTATGGAATTTAGGGTGCGTCTGCTTCAAAAGTTCAAATCTGCTCTCTTTCTCTAAGTGACATCCAAATCCACACAATACACAGCCTGTTCTTTGACAACCTGTGGTTTTCAGTAATGGTCTTTCCTTATCAAAAATCCCAAAATCTGCAAATGACATCTGATTTTCACATTGCCCCATACCTTCATAATCTGTAACCACTTCGCCATAAACAGAACAAATTGGAAAATAAAATTCGGTATTTTCGACACTCGCTCCTGTTTCCTTGTACACAATCCTATTTCCGTAAAACATCTTGTCATCGCTCATTCTGACTTCAATCATGCTTTTCGCATTCTCTTTGATATAAAGTAAAACATCCTGTTCCGTCCAAAAGCTCATAGGGTTACTTGTGGGAATTTTTAAGTTAAAACCATTACAACCATTCTGTAGCCATTGTGAAGCCCTTAATTTGCTTTCGCTTGCCATTTGAGCAGTAATAGGTACTCTGCCTGTATCTTTGTTGTATTGGTGCATAGGCTGTTTCTTCATTACCTTGCAACATTGGTTAGATACTTCAAATGGTGCATTTAGCATAAATAAGTACTTTGACCTGTCATACATACTGCCAAAATCTTCACACTTGGCACCAAATAACTGTTTTACTCTGATAGGTGCTTTCAGAATTTCGCTAGGGATATTCCCCATCTTTAAATCCACAAAAGCTTTGTTTTCCTTGTCTGTTCTCCTGTCTATTCCTATCAGGTCGGCTATGCGATAAGCAAACGGAATCCCTGTCTGTCTGTCTGTCTGTCTGTCTGTCTGTCAAGGATTCTAATGTATTTTCTGCTATCTGCAACACATTCTGATATTTCCTTTGAAAACATCGGAAATCCATACTTTTCACAAACTTCTGCAAATGAAATTTTGGGTTTTAAAATCACAAGATTATCAAAAGTCTGTGCAAACTGCTTTAACTCTGGATATTGTGTCGGTACATCCACGAACACAAAAGGAATGTTTTTATATCCGCAAACTTCTCTGATTATATGTCCTAAAACTGTGCTATCCTTGCCACTGCTAAATGACAGATACACTCCATCTTCGCCGTATGTATTTACCCATTCCTTGATACGATATTTTGTCATGCGGATTTTATCGTTTAAGCTCATGGATTGCATTTGATATAGGTCGGACATTGTGTGCTTATTTTCCATTGTTACTCCTTTCACTACACCACTGCTCTTGTATCTCATCATCGGTCTTATCTCGTCCACGGATGTTGTACCGCGCAAACGCTACCTCTGTCAGACCGATTATGCCGAATACTATGAGGACAGTGTATACTACTGTTGCTATGTCGGTCATTCTTCATCACTCCTTAGCCTTAATATTCAAAGTGTTTTCAATCTCCCTCAAACTTTCCTGTACATCTGCAATCTGCAAATAACTAAACGGACTGTCGCAACCGCTGACATAGTGATTGATTTCAACACATTTTTGATGGACTAATTGCTTTAGTTCGATTGCGAATTTCCTTTTTTCTCTTATTGCTTCACTCTCTGCCATGTTATCCCTTGATTCCCGCATTTTTGCTGTAAAGTCCTAGCTTTTTCATTTTTTTAAGAAAAAGCTTCATTTCATATCCAGTAAGTCCAACACAAGTATTCCCAATCTTCTTTTCGTCTATTAAGTCTTTATCATAAGACTGTAAAATGTGTCTACCAGAAGCTTTATGTAGAATATCTACAGATTGGGTAAAATTATATTTGCTATTTTTCCTCTCATACCTTACACCATACTTATTCTCTTCAATTTTAACAAATCCAATCTCTTTTAATTTTTCGTCTACGTTTTTAAATATTCTCATATTATTCCTCACTTTCTAATAACTCTTTATTGTCAAATATGTTACCATTAACTTCAATTGTGCCTCCATAGCATCCTTCAAACTCAGATTTGTGACCGTCTGCATCTTCAACATTCCAACACATATCCTCTTGATTCCAGATAATCTCGTAAAAAGCTCTTTCGTCAGAATCCCATACTATATCATGTTCAAACACCAGCTTTTTGTTCTTATCAGGCATTGCGGTGCATTGGCAGATTGTGGATTCATCAACTTCAATAGCATATATTTCAGCAGTCCACATATTTTCTTCTAAATAATGGACTCTTAAAAGATTTTCATTATCCTTTATCAGAATTACCTGTTTCCCTTCGATTTCAAAAGGCACTCCTTGCACCCATTCTCCGTTATCAAGTCTCTTTGCCTTGTATAAATATCTATCGTTCATCTAATTTTCTCCTTTCGGTTTTTCGCATCGCTCAAATTCGATAACCCACACCCAAGGGTTCGCATTCCAACCGTAGCAGGTGAGGTCGGATTTCTTTATGGTGGAGTTCCAAAGATATGAAAACGCATCTTTTGCAGTTCTAGGCATATCCTGCCACCAAGTACCCCCAAAAAACGATTTTCTATGTTTATTGTGAAAATCAATCCACCAATCATCAGTTACAGCATACTTATACAGATTTCCGTCCTTAGAGTATCCTCTTATGCCTTCCGCTTGTGCCTGTGCTTCCGTAATCTCCTGCAACCGCTCCACTCTCACATCCGTAACCTTAAGCCAGATACGCGCGGCTTCTTTCGGCATGTGGATTGACGGTTTCCAAAGTAAGTCTTTTGACATCCATGGTTTATCATCCGCTTTATACCAAAAGATGTGAGCTGCTGCCTGAATGAATGTTTCCCGAACATAAAGGATATCACCCGGCTGATATGGTGGTGTAATTTTGCCTTGTTTTCCGTCTGTATCATATATATACAGTGGTTCTTCACTTACTTCAAAATATCCTTGCGGTTGTGGTTTAATTATTCTTCTCGTACAACTCTTCCTGCAATCCAGAATTGCCCGAACCATTTTCATGTTGAATAAAATTGGTAACACTCTACTCATCTTCTGTTCCCTCCTCGTAACAACAATACACAATCGGATCATCAGCATCACATTCACAGTTGTTCCAGTCGATATCTTCCAATGCTCTGTCTTTTGCAATCTGTTCTGCTTCTTCCTGTGTATCAGCTTCGATGTCATCATAGTCAATCGAAAGTTGCAAACCCACGCTTGCATTCCACTTAGCCATTCACTCCACCGCCTTTCACAATCTCTATTGCTCTGCTTAGTCCAGCATTATATCCTTGATGTGCATCTGATAATATAGTTTCGCAATCTATAAACTTATCTTTTTCTAATTGTTCTACAACCTTATCCACATCAAAGGCTGTTGGATATTTTTCTAGTAAATGCAATACTGCATTTGTATTTACTAAAGTTCCATTGCTTAAAGTAACCGATTTTAAATCTTTCTTTAGCGTATCTGCATCAATTAATCCCATTCTTTACTCCTTTCCCAGAATCCGGCATGTGTTTAAATCTTTCATATGCCTTATTGTCTCTGTGTGTTCCCATGTAGGCTTTCTGCTTATCGTCTCTCATCTGCTTTATGTGAGCATTTTGTGTGCTGCCGTTATCCCATGCGTAAGTCATTAATCAATCACCTTTATGTACCTTTCATCAACGTAATTAACTTCATCAGCAAGGCATTGTGCCACCTTTGGCAATGTCAGACCGAATTGATTAAATTTGTACAACGTGTCGATTAAATCCCTAAATTCTGCAATAAACTCTTTAATTTCCTTAACCGACAATTTAAACATCAGCTTAAGTGCCGTACATGCTAAAACCGTGTAGCTGTATGCCGTATCATTTAAAAGCTGTCTCGTGTCGTTTATCGTAAGTGGATTATTTCTCTGATAAATCCTAATCAACTGCTGCATTGGGATTAAATTAATCTCTTTCTGCGCATCAATGCCGTATCTCACTTTCAAAAGTTCGGCAAGCGTTTCGGTTTTCATTTCATTTTCATCCTGTGCCCTTTCAAGGTACTCATTTATGGTTCTTTCGAGCCTTACAATGCGCTTATTGCCAAATCCATGATGTAAATACAGTACATAGTAGCCCAAGTCCATAAAGTCTGTGAAAGACCGCCTTACGAGTTTTCTGCGGTTATTGCTACTTTTCAGCGTAACTCTCTCTGATTTTGTCCATGTAAAATCCGGCTCTTTGTGCTTTTTCTTTGGTTTCAGTTTGTTGCTCATATTTTTTCATTCTTTCTTCAAGTTCTCGTTTCGTTCTGCTAAAACAGGCTTCGGTATTTTCTTCTGTGACTTTTACAATCTCTTTATCGCGCTGTCGGATAGTTATTTTTGTTTCCTTGCTATTGGTTTTATAAAACATTCGCAAGTCATATTTCCTTTGCAGTGGTCGGTAAAAATCATAAAAATCTTTCAAGGTGTCCATTGTGGACCCCTTTCTTTCATTTTCTGTCGTGCTATGTTTGCCTTTTCACAAGTCGCGTTCTTAACGTTTTTCTGATAGTGCATTTCACAGACTTTATATCCGGGTTTTACCGGATTGTCACAGAAAAAGCATAGTCCTTGTTCATACCTGCCGGTTCTTTCAGGCATTTTAACATGTGCTCTTCTCATTGTTTCCCGGCAAAATGTGCAAGTACTATATCCTGGGTCTGCTTTCCTTTTACGACAGCGTGTACATATGCCGTTTGCCTTGTCTTTTTCGTATCGTGCTTTTCGCCATACTTTTTGTCGTTCGTTGTATTTTTTGACATCAGTGGCACGTTTCTTTGACGCGGCTTCGGCTGATTTTGCCCTACACTCGATACAGCTTTTTTCATCACCATACAGCAAATTCTTACCACATCTAGGGCAGATGCCAACTGCCTGTAATTTTTTATAAAGCTCTCGTCCATATGCTGTCTGACTGTTTTTACATGCCGTACAAACCACACCTTCTCTATCAAGCGGTTTGCCACAACGCACACAAAGGTTACTGGCTTTCCGTTCCTCATATCTCCGTCTGGAATACTTATCTTTTATCATTTTTCGCTAGGAGTAAAACATGTTTTAATTGACCGGTCAAAACCTCTTTACCTCCTATCTTTTCATCTGCTCGATACGTTCCTTAATTTCTTTTGGCATTGGAATACCTTTAATCGGCTTATTTTGGCTTTTGTTATCTTCAAACGATAATTTTATCGTCTGTTGATTTTTAGCGCCGATTTGAGCCGAATATGAGGTCTTATTAACATTCTCAATCAATGTCCGCACGTCTGCTGGCATTTTCTTGATTTCATTCTCACGATTAACAACTAGCCTATACGACCTCATAAAATTTGACTGGACTACGTTTTCAATGCTGTTCGTGTCTGTCTGTGACCAATTCCGCAAGTTATCAGGATTACCTACCGCTTTCTGTACCAGTGGCGGCAAGCTGTCAAATTCTTCAACTGCACCATAATAGCCATTTTTCAAAGCTTTACTAACAAGCGCCCAAGCTTCCATCTCGTTTAGTTCCTGTGGATTCTGAATGGTGTATATTGTATTTATCAACCGCCCTATGCTTGGCGCAAAACCGCTTGTATCGGTTGTTATGTAGGCTCTCAAACCCATTTGCACAACGTTGTAATCCATATCCTTAAGCATCGTGTACCACGTATCAACTGCCACTGTCTTATCCGGCGGTTTAAAATTCGGATACGCCGACTGGATAACCATTAAGAGTTTAATTGTTTCATCTCTTGTCATTAAGCATTTCTCCATTCGTCAAACACATTTTCTTTATTTTCCTGCTTTCGGCTTCTTTCCCAGGTTCGGACTGCTGCTTTCCAGTCTTTCATTTTGTTTTTGCCAATCATCCAGCCTTTGGATTCATAAAAATCAATAAATGATTGAGCATCAATGTTATTGCTTCTCTCAAGACAGTACTGCTCGACTTCTTCAACACTTGGGGGGATAAAGTGTTTTGTTTTTTCCCCTCTCACACTCTCCCCTTTACTATCCTTAACTATACTATTCTTATCTATACTTACCTTACCTATACTATCCTTACCTACGGATACATCTTGTATACACTTTGTATACATCTTGCTTTCGTCAAGGGTGTATGCTTTATTTTTCTTAACTCCAAGCATGGACTTTTCGTCTACATAATCAGTAGGTCTGTATCTGTCGGACTGTATGTAATTGTGCATTTTCCAGTGCTTAATAACGATAATTCCACTTTCAAATAAGATTACAAATGATTTTGCAATCAGCAGTTTAAAATCATCATCACTCGCACCACACATTCGCTGTATTTTCTTAGGATTATTAACAAATCCATCATCGTCAGCATTCATGGATAGGTGAAAGTAAAGCATTTGAGTACTGCTCGGCATATCGAGAAAAGCGTCACTTTCGGTTATTTTCTTAGCAAACATTCTACGTTCTGCCATTTAATTAATCTCCTATTTTCTTCAAGTTTCGGTTGATGTATTTTAATCTTTTCCCTCGTGGTTTATATTGTTATACCTTTTTCTCAACGTGTTCTGTACCTTATTCATACCCTTGAAACCACCAACAATAAAAGCCATCTCTGCTCTATTTTCCGTTGCCTTTGTTTCTGCTTCCATGTCGTGCAGTCCGTATTCAACCTGAATAATTTCATTTGCAGTAATTCTTTTCAGAATTTCTTCACATTTCTTTTTACTCAAGATCTTCATTCTGAATCACCTCTCTTTTATGCTAAATAATAGCCTTTACTTTTAGCTTCTGCATAATCATCTTCGGAAAGTAAAACTTCTTTCTGAATCTCTTTGCTGCCATAACAATCGACATCACATACAATCTTGAAAAACAGCGTTCCGTTCTTCTCGATAGCTTCTTCGTGAGTTATATTTGTTACATAGTGTTCAAGTAAATTCATTCTAAATCGCCCGCTTTCAATAAATCCATAAACTTCTCATACTGTTTCTGCGATACCTTATTGTGCTCTTTTTCTGGCTTTAAGTGGATTATAAGGTGCTTTTCTGCGATAGATGATAATTCCCTCGCCAAAACCTTTTTGCCTTGCTGTATGCCCTGCATATAGCCTTTAGGTGCTTTTCTCTCGCCTATTGAACCACTAGCACGATTTTCTCCTTGTCCGCCTAAACTGACATTCCTAAGCTGATAACCTTTATCAGCATATAGCTTGATGTAATGCTTCTCTTTCTCGTCCAGCTGACTTTCGGGGAAATTCAGAAATTCAATTCGCCAACCATAAGGGTTTTTCTCTTTGTCGTACAGTTTATGGCGTTTCAAACTAAGGTCTATGTGCTGTTGATAACCTACAAGGTGGCTTGCCAATCTGCTAAGTGTATGTAACGCCTGCCCGATATACGCATACTTAAATCCGTTTTCATCTTCTCGGAGTAGAAAATATATTCCGCTTTTGTCATTCAGTTTCGAGTTTAGCTTCAATAGTCGCTTTTTGTTTTCCTGTTCTATCGCCTTGGCTCTTGCTATGTTCTGATAATTCAACTGTTATCACCTGCCTTTAGCTGTTCCGCAAGCTCTTCTAGCTTAAACATATCATCAACAAAGATAAGCCCTGCATCTTCAACAGCTTTTGTAAAATTGTCAATAGCCTTATTTCTTACATCATCAGCTGTTACAAATTCACAGTTAAAAGTACTGCAAGTTCCTGTAGTATGATGTATACATTTATTGCAATCTCTATCCATTAATTCCACCTGCCTTTATTATCTTAATTGCCCTTTCTAAACCTCTTTGAAAACTATCATCATATTCTGCATCAAGACAAGGACTGACTTCTTCAACATATTTGTCAAAATCTGCGTATGATAGCTCTCTTTCGTCTTCAAGCTGTTTCACAACCTTATCAATATCATTAACCGTTAATTGTTCTGCATTTTCTTCAACAAGGTTATTTTCCGTTGCGGTTCTTGATTTAAACGGGTCTACGAAATTATCAATAGGTTTAGCTCCCATACTAAAAGCTATTGGTTGTTCATCAATGATAGTTTCAAATATTTCAGATAAAGCCTTACTGATATAATTTCTTTTGTGAATATCCTCAATTAATTTATCAGCGTCAATCAGTCCCATACTCACACCTCTTTAATTAAATGGTAATCCCTCATCAGCTACATTGTCTGGAATTGACATAAAGCTGTCTGAACTAGCATTACCGCCCATAATTCCATTGTTATTATTGTTCTGCTGATTAGCACGGCTTTCGCAAAATTCGTGTCTTTCAACAACGCAATCATTAGTGTAGACTTTCTGTCCGTCTTTGTTAGTATAATTGCCTGTCTGCCATCTGCCCTCAACGATTATCTTAGTTCCCTGATGCAAATACTTCTCTGCAAACTCTCCATTCTTGCCAAATGCGATACAGTTAATAAAGTCTGCTGCCTGTTCACCCTCTTTCTTAAAAGCTCTGTCAACAGCTAATGTATACCTTGCTACTGCCATACTTCCGTTTACTGTCTGTGAATATCTAATCTCTGGGTCCCTAGTCAGTCTTCCACATAAAATCACTCTGTTCATTACTTTTCCTCACTTTCTACTAACTCAAATCTGTATTTCTGCTCTGCATTAGGATTTTTTCTTTTCAGAATTATATATTTATTATTTACACCTTGATTTTATATACCCTAATTGGTTGTCCTTCGCTTTTATCACTTTCTTGTGGATAATATGTATTACCAATCCATTCAAATTTTAAATATACTAATTCAAAATCATTTTTTTCAATACTGCAATTTTTAGGCAATCCATGAAAATTTTTGCTAAGTCTAAAACAAGCCTCTACATCATTATCCGTATACCAATTCATATTTATCAAAAATTGTGTTTTATCATTACTGATACCGCTATAAAAGTTTCTCATTCACACCTCCAATCTGCCCGAGTCTTCTACCATATTGGGTAATAATTTCCTTTATCATCCACAACCCAATAACCTGTGCCCCAAGTATCAGTTAATGGGTCATAGACTTTTCTGCCTTTAATCATTCTTAGCTTTTCTCCTCATTACTAATTCAAAGCCTGTCTCTGGATATGTGATAGAATATTCTTCTTTGTCCTCCATATTAGCCATAAACCACTCAAATACAGAAGCTATTGCACTGTCTGTTATATCCGTTTTCTGCCCTACCCACATGTGTTTATCTGTATCTTGCGTTCCATAATAAATTCTGTTGGTAATAGGACTTACTCCTGTTCCTTTCTTTTTAGCCATATAATCTCCTTTCTAAAAAGGGCACTCATTAGGATTTAATCCCACCCATTATAAAGACTTTCAGATACTTCAATCTCTCTGCTATTTAACTCATTTAAAGCCTTAATCAGCTTTAATTTTGTCTCTCTACAAGGGAAATATCCGTACTTTGCATATCTCAACATTCTCTCAAATGTACTCATAGGAAATGGAATTTTATCATCAATGACAAGCCTTTTAAGATGTAAATGTTCAAAAAACTTATCATCATATACAACCCTGTATTCAATATGAGTTTCAGTTTTATCGCCATTATCAAAAGGTATTTCTTCCACTTCTGCCCCTGTTTCATCTTCAACCTCTGCTTTGTAGTAGGCAAATTTAGTGATAGAAAAATCAAATTGGCTTATAATCTGCTCTGCTGTTCCATAGATTTTACTGATTAACTCAAGCCTTATTCCTGTTTCTTTGTGAACATAAGCCTTTACATTATCGTTCTCATACAAAAACCTATATTCGGCTTCATCTTCCGATACAGTATCTTCCATTGTTCCATCAGTATATCCGGCTGTCATGCTATCAAAGTAATCAACTGCTTCCTCTCTGTCTCCCTCGTTTTGAAAGAATATATCAAGGTCTTTCACTTTCTCTTGATTAAAAATATTTTTGAAGCAACCGCCACATATAAACCCTTTATGCCCTTCCATAAATTTATCAAGCCAATTTAACATCCAGTAGTTATCTCTATTTTCTCTAATCAAAACGGACATTCATCTCCTTTCCTTAAAACCCATTCCTTATTACGCTCCGCAACATCCACATTCGCCCCGCAAGCAACTTTTTTCATTTTCTCGATAAAACTATCTCTATCAGAATTTTCACTTGACAGATGGCACATTATAACGTTCTGCAAGCTGTCTGAATCGTTAGCCTTGACAAAATCACAAGCGGTATCAATGGATAAGTGACCTCTGAAAACGTGATTGGCTTTCGGATTGCCGGTATCAACTAAATCCTTGTCATAGTTCACACCTAAGAGAATGTGGTTTATGCCTTTAAATTTCCACTTGATAACTTCACAATCCGTTATGTAAAGCATTCTTCCCATTTCGGGATGTGTAATCAAAAATCCGAATATCGGGCAAGGTTCGCCATCTGCGTTTGTGTGTGTCCAGCTTCCATCTATTGCTGTCAAATCAAAAGGCTTTACTGTAAACTCGCCCATATTCATTGACATATAATCAATCTTCAAATATGGTGCATAAATCGGTATTCCCATTGATTTAAAATCCTCAACTGATAGAGAATGGTCTTTGTGCCCGTGAGAAATTACAGCTCCAACAACATTTGATATTTTCCAATCAATACCTTTTTTGATAGTCTTTTCTGACACACCCAAATCAAGCAATAGGATCTCTCCTGTGTCACCAATTAAGGCATATGTATTCCCTGTACTTCCTGTTGCAATACATTTAAGCTTCATCATTACACACCTACTGTCATAACTGCTGGATTTACAACTCCGTCTCCGTCATAGTCATACTTTTTGTTATGCCACTTTCTCAAATACTCTCCGTATTCCCAACACTGTGAAAGAATACTAACTGCACATCCGTACATAAATCCTGTTATGCCCTCTGTGTCTGCTTCACGGCCCAATCTGTCTGCATTATCAACAAAACACTTCATAATGTCATTACTCTTGTCAATTTCTGCTTCTAACAGTTCAGCCCACCTTTCAGCATAAGTGAAGCAAGCCCTGCTGTATCCGTCACTATTCTTGTCGTACCAATCCTTATATTCTTTCTCTTTACCTTTAATAATCTTCATTCGCAACCTCCACAACAACCATAAGGCACATTGGCATTGAATACCTCGTCTATTTCGCTTGCATATTTGCGGTATTTTTCCGGTATTTTGTCCACATCTATTTGCCATTCTCCTGTATAGGCTTCATAATTTCTAATATATCCGCCGGAATGCCAAAATATAGGACATATGCCTTTACGCTCGCTCATTCTGCTACAATACATACTCCCGAATATTACTTTTTCTCCGTCAATTTCGAGTGTCAAGTCTCCACAGCATAAATTAGGATATTTGCCTGTGTAGCTTATAAATTTTACATTTTCTTTGTTTGAATTGATTAGCATACTCACACCTCGATTTCATCATCCTGTGGAAACTGAAAGATAGCATTGCTGATAAAATCTACTCTTGACGGCTGATTTTCTGTTTGCACCATAACGCCGCACTTCTTTAATCCTTCAAATTCCTTTGCCACATCTTCTGAAATAGCGACATTCTGCATTACAATAGGCATACCGACATATGCTTCTCTCAGCATTTCCATAGCCTTATACGCTTTCTCTTTGGAAGAGTACTCGCCTAATACGTATTTTTCTCCATTGTATAGCGCTATAACGTTTTCCATTGCGTGGCACACAACTATCTGCTCATAAGGCAAATCAACATTGCCATGCTGTGAAATTACTCTCATATCAGCTCTCCTCACTCTGCATGAATGGCGGAAGCTCCTCTGACTGCTTGTCGGCTGTGTCTGTCGGCTCTACATCAATTATGTTGTCCTCGTCAAAATCTACTGTGTTTGCATTTTCTTTAATCTCATCAGCAACAACCTTTTCTGTATCAAGTTTTACATCTGATACATTCTGAAATTCCTCTTGTGCATATAAACCTTGAAATCTATCTGGAAATGCTTCTCTTAAAGCCTGTACAACAGCTACTTTTCTAATCATTGTGGCCGGCTTTTTCGCCCATTGGCTGTTAAGCGAGCCGTCTTTTTTTCTTCCTGCGTACTCATCAAAACCTACTGACTGATACTCGTCCTCTTTTCCGTCAATAAAGATTTTCGCCCAGCCACCTACGATAGTTTCGTTAGGTAAAACCATTGTTCCCTCTCGTTCTTCAACAGCTCCGTCCTTTTTAATTACAATAATTCCCGCTTTCTTTCCCTTATATCGTGGATCCGCATTGGCTCTCTTTGTAAAAACATCTTTTCCAGTAACTATTGTGGCCGGGTCGTTGCTTCCATACTTAATAAGGTATGCTTCTCTCAAAAACGGATTTAAGTGCTGGTATCTGCATAATGACATAAACATCATTACTTCTCCGTCAGATACATTGCCACCGCCACTTACAAGGTATCTTTTTATCATTGTTGGGGAAATTTTTACCATTTCCCCATTTGATTCATACTCGACTATCTGTGTATTCTCTGCCATAATTAATCCTCCTAAATCGCATTAAAAACCTGAACCGCAAACAGTTCATTAGCTGTCTGCTTGAATAAAACTCCGTCAGATATAACTGTATACATATATCCGTCATACTTAAGTTCTACAGTATGTTTCTTCCCACCCATGTAATAATTTCTCTTCTTAATACTCATTTCTATTCCTCCTATAATCCAAGTAATTTTTTGAGCATTTCTCTTGCTCTCTCGGCTTCATCTTTCACCTGTTCCTCGCTTTTATCGGCAAGTCTAATTACCATTTCGTACTGCTCCTCTGAAAGTTCCTCTTTAAGCGCACGTAAAACAGTAACTGCCTCTGCCGTAATATTGCTTCTTGTACCTCTAAATGTAACTTCTCCGCCTTTTGCTTTAATCATTTATTTTTCCTCACTTTCCTCGATTACTCTTAATACATTTTCCAACCGGTCTAATTCCTTTTTTGCGTTTTCAACCCTAGCCTTTTCTCTGTTCTTAAACATTTCTTTTGCGCGCTCAAAACTAGGCTCTGTAAAAGCCACAAGATTTGAATAATCGCCAACAAAATGTCCTATATCATCTTTTCTTAATCGACATATATAATTGGGAAATCTACTACCGTTAATTGGCATATAAGTGTTTGGCTTTTCTTCTGCTTCACATTCAATACAAGATATTTTTCTAGGCTCTCTGCCGTATCCGCCTGTATCTAACCCATAAAAATAAAGTTTCATATTATCTCTCACTTTCTATTCAAACTCTTTTAACTGTTCTGCCAACTTCTTACACTCGTCCGCAACATATTCCTCTGTTCTGATAATATCGCCCTCAATCGGGTACATATCGTTGATTCGCTTCTGCATTTTAAGTTGCTCTGCCTGTTTAGGAAACTTCTCTATTGCATAGTTCAAATCTGCTTTATCTCCTGCGTGTCCGCAGTCAAAGCCAAACCACCATAAATCACTTTCTATTGGATAGTTTGAATTTTCTCCACCATCAGAAAATGTAATACCGCCGTGGCATTGAAAATATGCTTCAATTCGTATTCTTTCGTCTTTATCAAGGCAAGCTCCAAGCAAAGAAAAAATACCGCTTATTTTTCGGTCTCCGACATCTGCTTTCTTAATTTCAAGATAGTCTGAATACTCTTTGCCATATAAAGGGTGGTTTTTAGGAATGCCTACATATCCGCACCTATGCCCCATCACATTGAATGTAACGACACATTTATATCCTGCGTGTTCAAATTCTTGTTCTACAATATATCTATCATTCGCCATATCACACCGCCTCAATCACAAGCTCTTTGTCCTGTGTATGCTTTAACAAGATTAACTGGTTATCAATCTGTGGTATTCTCCAATCGTCAACGCTCTCTGTATCATCAATAATAATTGGGAAATTAACGTTTGCCACTTTCTGAAAAGCTCGGCATATGTCAACTTCTGTCAACATCCTTGCACCATGGTTGAGGTTTCTTGCATATGCTTCACCATTGTATACAAAGTCACAGCACTCTTCGGTATCACCATTTAAAAGCGGTCTAAACAGCTTTGCTGTGGCAAAATCCAGATACTTATTAACATCAGCCTGTAAAAGCTCGTTCTTTTTACGAGTAAACTCTTTCAGCAAGTCAAGCTTTCTCTCCCAATCAGCTATCTCTTGATTGAGGTCTTTTCTCTTATCCTCAAGGTCGGCTATGCTATCGTCTATACGCTTGTTATTTGCCACACCAAGCTCAATCTTTGTATCAACCGATGAAACTTGTCTTAGCAGTTCGTTTCGCTCGTTTTTGAGCTTTCTGATAAGCTCCGATGTATCGTTTTCATCTGCAAGAGCTTTCTCTTTTTCCCCGATTTTAGCTTTAAGTGCCTGATACTCACTGTTGCCTGTCATATCAACATCAGTAGGCACTTTTCCAAGCTCTTTAGCAACGATGTCACACTTTTCTGTCAGTTCCTTAAGTTCTGCTTCAAGGTCGATTATTTCCTTTTTCTTATCCTCAATAGCCTGTTTAAGCTCCTTGCTAGTACTTGACAGTGCATTGCCCTTATCCTCAAGCTCTTTAAGGTTCTTTGCTTTTCGCTCGTCAAACTCAGCTCTCATGCTCTCTATCTTATCTTCCGGCAACTTCTGACCGCACATCGGGCAATTAATACTGCTCTCGTCAAAGGCAAGCTCCTTTGCCTTTTTCCAGTCGGCGCGTACCTTTTCTAAGTCTCTTGTGCAATCTTCAATCTCTCTTTCAGAGGTTTTAATGCTAGCTTTTCCAGCTCTTATCATCGACTCTGCCTTGTGAATTGAAGCATGGAAATCATCAATCTGTGACTGCAGCTCCATACGCTTTTTCTGATTGTCAGCATTGGCTTTTCTCTCCATGTCTGAAAGCTCAAATTTAAGGTTCATAACATTCTCTGTGGCTTTCTGTTTGTCCTCTAAAATCTTATTGTAGTCGGACAGCTTATCTTCAATCTCCTTAAGCTGTGGCTCGTAGGTTTTCTTCTGCAATTCAAGTTCTGCAAGGTCTGTATACTCATTGGTGGAATGAATTGTATCGATTCTTGTTGAGATTTCGTCTCTTTCCTTGACAAGTCCTTTTGAGCCATTCCTACCGCCTGCGCCGTTCAGCTTGCCACGACATACTTTTTTAAGCTGGTCTACATCCCCATCGTCAAGCATCGGCTTAAGTTCGGCAAACTGCGGAAACATATCGCAGATTTCTTCATCAGTACGTGTACCAAAATAGCTTGCAAGTGCTAATCTCTGCTCTGCCTGTGACTTGTTAAGAAGCGTCATGGCATTTAAGCAAAATGGTAATACTCCAAGCTCTGCCATGTTGTCATTGATGTACTGATTGTAGTCTGCCATTTTATACGGCACATCATTGATTGAGTAATCAGTAACACTTCCTATAATCTCACCCTTTTTGTTGCGTTTCTGCCTTGTAACCTTTTTCAGAGTCTTTGCTTTTCCGTCAATCTCAAAGGTAACAGCTCTTACAATGTCAACATCGTCAATCTCAACTCCGTTTTCATCATGCGGTCTTATGCCTGTAATCTCTCTGTCTTTTTCATCATGGAGATTAAGTACATCAAAGATTGCTAATTTGACAGTTGATTTACCAGATTCATTCTGACCAAGTAATGCAGTCTTATCTGAAAAATCAACCTCAAGTGTGTTTTTGCCATAGAATTTACAAAAATTCTGTAAATAGACATGTGTAATTTTCATTGCGTTTCCTCTCTTTCTATTTGTTTATGGTTTTTAGAATCAAATTTCCGTGTAGGCTTGATTTTTTAACTACTCTCAGATATGAGTCTGACTCCGATACGAAAAACCACTCACTTGCCATGTAATGAGCCTTGCTGAGCAATAGCTTCTGCTCTCTAGTCAGTGGTTTGAGTTTGTATCTCGTATCGCCTAACTTAATTCGTCTTACATTGTCGCTCATTTAGCTTCTCCATTTCTTTATCTAGTAATGCTTGAAAGTCAAACGATTTGTCTTTGTGCCGTTTAGCTCGATATAGTTCTTGTAGGTAATCGTTAGCACTCTGACGTTTCAATTGGCTGCCAATCGCAGTAGATGTCAAGATTTCCATTTCCGCTCCCTTCGTCATATACAATCCCTTGTATGCCAACAGGAGTATCAACTACAGTTCCGTGTGGTAAATCATCACTTGCAATTACTGCATACTCGTTTTCATCTACAACAAGTCCATATTCGTTTAGATGTCTGCCCGGTATATTAAGTCCACCACCCGGCAATACTCTCTGTGAGTATCACGTATATGTGTAATCGCCATATCTGACTCGCCCCAGCTTCCTAAATCGGCTACAACTGTACTTCTTACGGCAAGTTGGAACTGTTGGCTCCTCATAGGTCTGCTCAACCACAACCGGCTCATTCTCGACCACTGTCGGCTCAACCTTTCCAAGCATTACGCTATTTAAATAGGAAGAAACTCCGGCTGTCAGCTCAATTTTGCTATCTGCTTTCGTTACTATTGGCTTTAAGGTCATAATTCCAATCGTTGAAATTGATAACATCAATATCAGGTTTCTTTTTCTCATGCGGTTCGCCCTCCTCTATGAGACATATTGCAATCAGTATCAGCCAAAATACTGTTACGATTGCCCCAACGATAATACTCGCTGTCTTAATTCCGTATGCCAACGATAATCCAAGGAAAAATGTAAATGCTAATGCTCCGAAAATCGAATAGCCACAGCCTGTATAGAATTTCTCTTTTAAAGTTCTTTTTCTCATACAATCACCTCGCTATGCGAAACTCTGCTGTGCATTTGCATCATGTATAAGCTCGTCAAGGTACTTAGGCACGACATAGCAATCAATAAACTCATGCACATCGTCTATGTACTTCCTCTTGATGCTTTTATAAGTAGATACGCAACCATACTCACGCTTTAACTGTGTCCATATATCAGAAAATGTCTTATGCCTGATACTGTTATCCCTGTATGCTTCGCTCTGCTTGCCACCAAGGATATTTACAACTCTGCGCTTAACGTGCTGTTGTGTCTCGTCAATATCGCAACTGTAAAGTGGTACATTTTCTTTAAGCTCGCTCACATCATCTTTGATGTCGTTTACTTTCTGCTCTAATTCTGTGTAGCCCTGTGCCAAAAGCTGTATCTGTCCGCCTGTTGTCTTTGGCATACCATAACTGCCTGTTTTTCTGATTGACGGAAGCACCTCTGATGTAACCCAATGTTTAAACTCTTTAGCTTTCTTCATCTTGCTTTGAAATACTAATGAATAAAAGCCACTCTCGTTGATTATTGTTGTTTTTCTATTCTGTTTGCCATCGAATAAAGAAATAACTTTTCTGTCGCACTCATCAACATGGGCATTTATATCTCGACTACCATTTTGGTACTCCAGCTTATCAGCTACATCAATTCCCACAAAATAAGGTTCTCCGTCAACTGTTATTGTTCTTACTGAACCAAATTCTGAATTTTCAAAAATTTGTAAATCGTCCATGTTTTCTCCTCTCTCTAATCCACGAAACTCTCAACCGGTTCGCCAAGATAGCTTGCAATTTTAATCATGGTGTCTAATTTGGGCTTGCTTTTATCTCTCTTCCAGTCTGAAAGCAACATGGGTGAAAAGTTCAAGTCTGTTGCTACCCGGTATGATGTGATACCCTTTTTCTTCAAAATTTGCTCAAATCTCGAATATGATTGAGCATATTTCTTAGAATTATTCATTTTTTGCGCTCCTTTCCTTAAAATTATATTGATTTTATTAAGGAAATCCGTTATAATGAAACTTACCAAGATAACAAAATAACAAAATTAAAACCTAGGTTTTAAGGATTCCCTTAATCTAGGTCTAGTATATTATGGTTTTCTTTAATTGTCAAGCATTATTTTAAAGTTTTCCATAATAATTTATGAGGGTTTTTTTATGTATGAATATTATCAGAAATTACTAGACGAAAAAGGCTTAAAAAATGCCGATGTTTCAAGAGCTACAGGCATTTCAAACATGACTCTATCCGACTGGAAAAGAGGAAAAAGCGAGCCAAAAACTAAGAATATGCAGAAAATTGCCGATTTTTTAGGAACTACCTTGTCATATCTAGTTACAGGTGAAGAAAGTAATCCTATATTTGAACAAGCAAATATAGATTATGAACTTTCAAATATAGACAGCAAGCTCAAAGATTATGTATTTAAGTTATCTAAATTGTCGGATAAAGAGCAAGAAAATATTATGAATTTAATAGATATGATGTATGAAAAATACTCAAAATAAATTAAATTAATAAGAAAGGTGGTATTTTATTATGAGTAAAACTGTTAAATGTCCTAAATGGGGTTGTGATGGTGTTGGCATACCTGTTGATACCAAGAAAAAATTCTCATTCGGTAAAGCACTTGTCGGTAACACGGTAGGTGGTCTCTTCGGACCTGTCGGTGCCGTTGTCGGTACAGCTACCGGAATTAAAGGCAAGAATGGTAAAACAAAGTTTGTGTGCTCAAAGTGTGGTAACGTTTGGGAAAAGAAAATATAATTACCAAGGCAGAGCTTTTACTCTGCCTCTACTTTTCTTTTAATAAATACATACAAGTACAATAACAGGTCTTTATCTTCCACGTTCTCAATCATTTTAATTATTTCATCCTTATATTCCATACAACACTACCTCCGATACATCAATTATAGAACATTTGTTCTTAAACGTCAATAAGGACGGCAGAAAAATCCACCGCCCTACCGAAACTTGAAGAGTTCTCTTGTTTGAGAACATCATTACTGTATCACTTTAAAGTGTTTTATTTTGTCGAATATTGACAATACGGACTGTTTTGTAACCCTATTCCTATAAAATAATCGAGAGGGCTTATGCCCTCTCTTTTTATGTGTAAAATGCTATTTTACAAAAATATAATTCTATCTACCATAAACTCTATAAACACACTGACAAGTTGTATCTTTGCCAAGTATTACACTGCGAAGCCACGAAGATCTGTTTTGAATACTATTTCTTGCTGTATTGTAGACTATACACCATGAAGTGTAATTATTACTATCATAGTAATTTCCGTCTAAAAATAAGAATTCAAGATTCTTAGATTCTGATACTGGGAAAACGTAATCTCTTGTAATATATGAATCCCCTGAATAATAAAGCATAAAATTTACTCTTAATTCTTGATAATTTTTAATATTGGATATTACATGCTCATTAACATCTCCAAATTCTCCGATTTTTTTCCAATCTTGCTTATTTGAAAGACTATCTAAACGCTGGTTTAATTCATCATATTTGTCATTCAAAATCTTGCCTTGACTCGCGTCTAATGCGCTTCCAGTGGTAGAAGTCGTGAGGTTATTCACCAAATTTTTAAAGGCAAAGCTTTTCAAATCAGCGAACCACTTCTTAATTTTTCCGAAGCCGACTGACACTTTTTCGCCAGAAACAAGGTTTGCTCTAGTTGTTGTATCGGCAAAAATAACTGTTGTATCGCTTATATTTCCACCTTCTGCAACCGCTCCGATATTGGCAGGAGTTATGTTTACATTTCCTCTGCGATAATATACTTCTTTTGCGCCTTTTACTCCTGTTACCGGTGTGCCGGCAAGCACATCCCAATATCTGTCGATTGTCAGATATACATTACTGCCAGCAGGGATTATATTACCAGCCCCCTCTTTAAAATCAGTGGTCGTAGTAAATTGGTCAGTTATATTGTACATATCACCAGAATTAGCATCCGCTGTGCTCGGTAAGTCGGCAAAGTTGATTGTTCCAAGAGGTCTTAATGCTCCGCTGAAGCTCTCAGATATTTCTTTAACTTGTTCTGCGTACTTTTGCGCTTCCGACTCGCTCTTTGCGGAGTTAGTCTCACTTGTCTTAGCATTGGTTTCAGAAGCCTTGGCTTTTGTTTCACTTGTCTTAGCGTTACTTGCAAAAGTTGACGCGCTAGTAGCAGAAGCCTTGGCATTAGTTTCACTGTTTTTTGCGTTAGCTGCGCTTGTAGATGCATTAGTCTCTGATTTCTTAGCATTAGTTTCACTGGTCTTAGAATCTGTTTCACTCGCTTTAGCATTACTTGCAGAGGTAGACGCACTGGTCTCACTTGCTTTAGCTTTTGTTTCACTCGCTTTAGCATTGGTTTCACTATTCCTTGCTTTTGTGGCTGAGTTTGACGCGTTGGTTTCACTGGTCTTTGCGTTGGTCTCGCTAGTTTTAGCATTACTTGCAGAGGTGGATGATTCTTGAGCTTTGCTTGTGGCAAGTTCTGCTGATTTTTGAGCTTGTGATACAGATTGAGCCATGCCGTCAAGATAGCTCTGAATAAGTCTTTGAATTTCAGTGTCAAAATCCTCAACAGTTCCCATCCGCTTAACTATTCCGGGTGCGAAACACATCCATATCTGCTGTTTTTTCGTGTCGGAGTCGGTCGATACCGCCCATTCTCCAGCTTTCATTTTTAAGGGGTCAAACTCCGCGTATGCCCCTCGTCTCATTTGAATTGCCATAAGCTATACCTCACTTTCGTCAATGCCTAATTTCTGACACAATCTTGAAAACTTATCTTCCAATTCATCTATGCGTTTTTGCATTTTATCAATCTTCTGCTCGTCTCCAGCAAGTCTTAGAATTATGAATTGCTCATAGTTCATGCCATAGTACAGTGTATCATCATCCGATGTGACTTTATTCTTGAAAATCATATTAAGGTTTTCATCGGCATGTCCTTTATCTTTAAGGTTCTCGATTATATCCTGCGCCATTGCTCCAAAATATAATGGTTTGTCTGAATATCCTTGTCTATTAAGATTGTATTGAAATAAATCGACCGAGCCTACTGCATCAATGTAATCTTGATTAATTGCTTTAATATTCTTTTTTAAGCGTTTGTCTGACGAACTCCATACCCAAGCATCATCAACTTGAAACCACAAAGCAGTATCATCCCAGTCACAATGGTATGTATGTCCTGTTGCATTGCCACACATTGCATATCCTCTATCGGTTTCTCTAAATTTATCAGAGCCTATCTCTTGAGCATACACTGTCTGTGCACCTATAGAGCCTGTGGCTCCATAAAGTGTAATCAAATTCTCACCATTTTTAACAATTCGCAAGACCGCACCATTCATCCAAAGCTCATAATTGTTTCCTGAATTGTCAGTAGCTGTTAAATCAATCGTTGAATTACTTAAATTTCCGTTCAGTGCAATACTTCCACCGGACATATTAAGATTTGAAGCGGTTACTTTTCCATCGCTATCAACTGCAAACACTCCACTGCCAATATTAATTGTTCCGCCCACAATATTCTTGCCAGTAATTGTTGTTCCTGTGATGTCCTCTGCGTCAACTGAACCAGCCTTAACACTAAGTGCATTTACATAGCTTGTAGTCACTGTGTCTTTGGTTATTTGAGTGACTTTAGCAGTAGCTTCAGCCACATTATCCCAAGCAATTTTCACACTGCTATCAAGTGTCAAGCCTTTATTGTCAAGGATGACCAGTGTTTTACCTTTTGCATCCTTAACATACTGCACACCACTTACATTGTTTTCCCCGCCTAAAGTAAGTGTTCCGCCATGCGCCCAGTCAAAATTAATGCCAATAGCTGACATAATATTGAAAACAGCGTTTCCATCTTTATCAACTCCGGCATTCCACGTTTTACCATAGTCACTTGATACAGCCATGCCATTAGCCGTCATTTTCCACTGTATGTTGCTCGAATTAAGGTCGGCTTTATTGTGCATAATGTAGATAATTGAACCATCCTCTTGCACCTGTTCGGTCTTAAAAAGTCCGAGTGATTGAGACATTAGCTGTGTCAGTAATTGCATTTGCTTGTCGTATACGCTTAGTTGCGTCTGTGCAACTTTCCTAGCCTGTACGATAGCCTTTGTCTCATTACTGAATTTATCGGCGCTATTTCTTGAAGCATTTTCAGCGTCACACGAAATTTTTGTACCGCTTCCAATTGTAAATGTTCGGTTGGAAATAAAACAGCTATAGGTATTCTGCTTGCGGTCTGTCACAAGCGCCACATCTCCGCTCTCAATCAGTGGGTTTGACAAAAGTGTAGCATCAAGAGGTCTGAACCTCATGCCACCGATTTTTTTGAAGATATAGTTTGCAACTGCCTGTGCTTTGTCTGCCGGAATAAACGGATTATCAGAGATTGAGATTACATATCCCTCTTTTCCGGCAAGCACATTAACGTCTTTTGTCTTATCCTCTTTTGAGGTTACAGTTACCTTTACCCCAGTAATAACAACATCATCGGTTGCAACATTCAAGTCTTTTTGCGTGTAGATATTGTGGTAATTTCTCGCCTCTGCAAATGTTCCACCATCAGCATTATCTCCGTCAGAATAATTAAATGTTCCACCATCAACGCTATCTCCGTCAGAGTATGGTGTAGTTTTTGTGTTAAAAGTTCCACCATTGTAGCTTCGGCTGTCAAACTGACTCATATCATACCAACCGATAAGCAATTCACCATCGTGACCGCACTTGCCCCATAATCCACTTAACTGTAGGATGTAGGCTATTACCTGTCCATATGTGAGTTTTTGATTATCACTCGGTATCTCGTTAATCACGTAATCAGAGTTATCAAATCTTGCCATAGTAAAAGGTACATCACACTTGATACAAGCGTCTCTAACTACCTCATACGATGTCGTAGGGTAGCTTAAATTGCTGTCATACTCACGATTGAAATTATTAATATTGTCAAGGCAAGTAAGTGTTATGAGTGAGCCGTCATAGCTTGTCTCGCTGACTCTATACTCACCGATTTTTAGTTTTTCGGTTGTGCCGTCAGAAAAGCTTTTTGAAATATATGTCGTTACGCTTGCCTTATCAAAATCATACTTACTGTAATCTTCATAAATGTTATTCAGCTTAATTTTCAGTTTCCCAGCAATCAACGCCCCGATTGTAAAAGTGCCATTGCTCGATGTTGAGTCATTGACCTCGAAGCCATTCGCCCACAGCTCACTATCATCAATAGGGATTTTTTCACCGCTTGCCGTAACTATGTCCGCAAAACAATTTACATTTATATCATTGTCGAGCATTACTGCCCTTTGCCATTTAGCCGATACGTTTAGCATTTAATCACCGCCTTATTCTTCTATGAGGTTAAAGCTCAATGTCTCGTACCTCTTATTGTTGACAGTCCATATCTTGATAGGTGCGCCTCTGTCACCCACATAGAATGTACGTGTTTCATCGGTGCCGCTCATAGCGTCAGGATATGTTACTCTGATATATTCGGGGTTTACCATTTGAAGTATCTTTGCTGTTCTAGCCTTGTTTGTACCATTCCACGACAATTTAATTTGTCGTTTCTGTGCTATTCTGTTTTTGTGCATTTTACCGTCTTGTGTACGTCCGCTGTCGCTTGCAGACACATCAATCAAGCCCCATTCAAAGCTTGACGGAGCAGGCAATTCCACTCCGTCTACTAACATCATTGCCATTTTGTTACCTCGTAAAAAGACACCCACGCAAGGGCGAGTGTCTTAACCAAATTCATTTGCTACGATATATCGTTGTCCGTGCTTTGCCTTGCCTACCTGCGTCATGCGATAGAGTGTTTCGCTGTCGCACTTAAACACGTTTTCAATGATAGGTGGCGCAGAGTTTCCACCGGTGTTAGAGTTCATCAGTGCTTGGGTCATTCCCTCTAATACAGCATCTCTAATTCCGTCTGTAATCTGTTGATTGTTTGCGACTACGTTTCTACCATTTGAGAATTTGCCGACTAACTCATTGTGATTAATAAAAGCCATGCCGTCCTCTCCCCTTGGAAAAATTCCGCCACTAGCAAGCCTTGGAATATGTACTTTCGGAACTAACGATACTCCGTTCCAATTTGCACCAGCCACCTTAGCAGCCATAGAAACAACTTTGTTAAATCCTCTTAACAAAGAGTTAATTCCACTGACAACAAAATTAACCCCATTCTCTATTTTTGAAATAACGTAGTTCATAGCCCCTGTGACGCCGCCTCTTATTGAACTCCACACATAATTAAACGCGTTTGTAATTCCGTTTTTCATAATATTAAAGCAGTTTGTGATAGGCGAAATAACATTGCCATTAAACCAACCCGCCACGCTTTGCCAAGTAGATATAACAAAGTTCTTTGCTGTGCTAAGTGCCGATGTTATACCAGCTTTCAACATATTAAAAAAGTTTGAAATCGGTTGTATTACTGTACCGCTAAACCAACTTGCCACCCCTTGCCATGTTGAAAATACAAAATCTTTTGCTGTCTGTATCGTTGTCTGTATAAACGTTTTTAAAAAATTAAACAGATTTGAAATTGGAGTGATTACATTATTATTGAACCACCCCGAAGCTGCTATCCAAATTGCTTGAATTATTATCCAAATACCTTGAAAAATCTGTTGTGCTCGTGTAGCAAAGCCTTTAAAAAAGCCAACTATCGGTTCAATTACTGTGGAACTGAACCATTTCGAAGCTCCTTGCCACACAGTTACTATGTCTTTCCATAAGGAGCCGAAAAAGCCACTTATGGTTTTCCACATATCTTTAAAAAACGAAACCACAGGCTTAATGACATTTACATTGAACCAATCGCCAACTGTTGAAAATAGTTCACAAATTGCGTTCCAATTATCTTTTACCACAACAACAATCGTTGCGACCGCTGCCACTATTGCTCCAACAATTACTGCCGGCAATGCTGCCACGCCAGCTAATATTGCTCCGACTGTAGCTAATGCAACGCCTATCACCATTAGAATTTCATTTATCCAACTAAATCCGTCTTTTAGCATTTTGACGAAATTTACAATAGATAAAATCGTTCCGGCTATTGCTGAAAAAGCAGAACCTATTGTTGCTAATAGGTCTACTGCCCCTGTTCCGAATGCGGCCGTTATTGCATCACCCAAACTTAAACCACTGAATAGTCCTTCTATAAGTAGTCCGAGGTTTGTTGACAATGAGGCGAAAATCGTTTTAAATGCTTGCATTATTGCCGTTCCAATGCCAGCTCCTTCTACAAGCTCAAATCCAATTTTTGAAGCTATTGCCTGTGCTATCGCTTTTGATAATGATTTTCCAATAAAAGCGAGTGCCACTGAGCCTAATTTTAACGAAATTATCTTTTTTATTAGCAATGTGCCAACTATTATCTCAACGGTTTTGATGTCTAAATTGCTTAAAAAATCCGTAATTCCTTTGAGTACGTCTTTCCACGACACATTTTTAATTGCCGTGGTTAGCATGGTGTATATTCCTTGCACCCATGCGTTAATAGTTTTTGCTAGTAACGCAAAATCAAAATTCTCAAAAAATCCATTAATGCCGTTAGCAATCGACAAGCCAAAATTAGTCCAGTCGAATGTTGTACCGAATGAATTGAGGAAATGCAAAGCTGTGTTCAGTGAACCAGCTATTGTTGCGCCCAAATCATAAAAGAGCCTTGGGCTGATTAAACCATTAAGGAAGTCTGCAAGCCCTTTTCCGAAATTGTCAGCCTTTCGATAAATTTTCTGCCAATCAATGCTCTCCATAGCACTCGCAAGAGCATCACCGATGTATTTTCCGAGCGAATATAAATCTTTGATTGATGATTTGTATTTTTCAAGCAATCCATCAGTTTTTTTCAGCGAGCTATCAGCGCCACCGCCAGCTCCACCACCACCGGAACCGCCACTGCCCGAACCGCTACCACCGCCACTGTTATCATCAAGTGCATGTATCTCGTCTATGCTAAGCAGTGTCTTTTTTAGCTTTTGGGCTTTCTTATTCGACTCATCGGCACTATCGCCAATATCGCCCACTCCACCAGCTATGTCCTCCATGCCGTCAACAGTACTTCCACGACCACTTATTTCAATCGTCCAGCCGAAGATTGCACCAAGTGCGTCAGCTACAGTTCTTGTGAAACTGATAACCTTAAGCATTACCTTGTTCAAGGCTTGAACAAACGGCTTTAAGGCATTTATTATCACGCTACCTATGATACTGCCCCATGCTTGGAACTCTTGCTTAAGGACTCTTACACTGTTAGCCCAGGTATTAGCTGTCTTGGCGAAGTCTCCTTGTGCAGCTTGAGTATTAGCCATGACATAGTTGTACCTTAAGAGTACCTTTTCAGCTTGCGTCATTGACTTGATATTTGCGTCAAGTCCGTTTTTCATAGCCCACTCTGAAAGTGTGGCTTGTGTTAAATCAAGTCCGTATCTCCTTAATGGTGCGATTGTGCCTGTAAAAATGGATTGTAAGCTTTTTGCAACATCGGCTTGGTCTACATCGTAGAACGAAGCCATATCACCAGCTAATTTTGTAAGATTAAGTGACATATCAGCCATACTGTCTGTGGTCTTGTATAGCGTGTTATTTTGGCTCATAAGAGCTTTATTTGTCAATGCCGTACCATTTGCCACTTGCTGTGATGTAATGCCTACAGAAGTGCCTAATGCTTGGAAACGGCTCGATATTTGCTTAACCGTCAGCTCTGACATTCCGAAGTCTTGAATTGATGTTTTTGTAAAATCATCAACCTTGCTTGCCATATCGCCAAACGTGGTATCTACTACGTTTTGAACCTCGGTTAATTGGCTCGCTAAATCAACTGTACTGCCTAGCTTTCCGACAGCCCTCATAACCAGCCAATAAGTTGCGTAAAACTTACCGATAGTTGAAGCCAAGCCACTAAATCCACTTCTTGTACGCTTAATTGACTTAGTGGTGTTTGAAAATCCCGTTACAAGCGACCTACTAGCCGAACCGACCTTTGAGCCTTGTTGTGACAGATTAGCAAGTGCATTAGTCATTTGAATAATGTTGTTGCTGACTCTCGGTGCGTTAGATAATGTTGTCATTACCTCTTTCAAGGCACTGCCAAGGTTTTTGATGTTTTCTGCAGCATAACCGGCTGATTTTGAACCGAGCTTTGAGATTGAAGCTGTTAGCTGTGTAATCTCTGCTGATCGCTTTGAGATGTTAGCAAAGCCTGACAATTCTGTTGCCATGCTCTTCAAAGCACTTGCCGAGCTGACAAGTCTTGCAGTATCAAGGTTGCCAAGCTTTTCCATGTTGGTTGCAATCTTGCTAAAAGTACGAGTGTCAATACTGCTCACGCTTCTAAGTGATGTCGCAAGATGCGACATTCCGCTCGCAAAATTGCTTATGCTTGCACCATTGAGGGAATTGAGAGTATCTCCAAGCCCTTGCAACTTGCTTTGTAAATTACCTATGGCTTTAATCGCTTGTTGCGCGTCCGACTTGATTTGAAGCTCAATGCTCTCTGCCATCTTCTCACCTCCCTGTAATAAAAAAGAGCTACCCTAAAGTAGCTCTCATATATTTAGTCTTTGAGCAGATAGTATGTTGTAATCAATCCAACATAGCCATCTTGCTTAAGACCTCTAATCTTTTGAAATACCATGACACATTTAGTGAGATAATCCGTCCACTTGCCGTAATCAGTATCAAGTTTGTAAAAATGATACTTGTCATGCAGTGTTTTCCTTAGCCACTTGATTGCAGTTGGGCAGTTGTGTTTCTGTCCACTCCACAGATTGTGACTTTTAGCAAATCTCTGTGAATTAGCTCCAAACTTGCCATCTTCCTTAAGTTCGTCTGTGTCAAATCCGATGTTCATGGCGTGCTGCCATTTTCTTACATCTTCATTATTGAGGTAATATTCCTCGTTGCCTTTCCAAGCGTTATTTTTTACCGGAGTTGCCGTTGGTGTCGGAGTTGCTATTGGTGCCGGATTATTCTCTATTCCGTCACCCTTATCAAGCTCAATATAGAGTAAGTTAGCGTCAGTGCTGTTATTCAGACCGCTACAGGTAAATGCGCTCGAATATTGCCAGCCATACAGAGAATGTTGAATAACAGGCTTCTTTGCATTGTTAGGCTCATCACCGATAGACATTCCTTTAGTTGATGGATAGCGTGCAATCCAAAATGGACAGTTAATCTGATTTGCGTATGGCGCAATATACTGATTGTAAAAGCTAAGTCCTGTGTATACACCAAAGTTAAGCCCGGCACCCTTTATAACACTCTGATATGTGTTGATAATATCAATAAGTGTCTGTCCGAGTCCTTGCTGACATTTATCTTCAACATCTAACCAAACGAAAGTTTTTCTTCCGTTAAGTACCTCAATCACTCTCTGTGCGTCTGTCTTTGCCTTATCTACTGTTGTAGCGTATGAGTAGTTGTAAACACCTTGTATTGGCATTCCTACATCAGTACAGCCTTTCCAATTTTGCTCAAAGGTCTTATCCGGATTAAGGTCTTTGCGAATTATTTTAAGGATTGCAAATTGCACTCCAGCCCACTTAACCTTACTCCAATCAATATTTCCTTGATATGACGATACGTCAATTCCTTTATATGCCATATTTTCACCTCATTAATCAGGACTTTCAGGTAATCCTGACTGTCTTAATGCGTTAATTCGTTGTTTCATTTCGTAAACGGCAATTTCCTCATTAGACTCTTTGTACTTAGGTTCGTTATCTTTTGAGTATTGCTCGCTTAATGATTTTTCAATGTATTTTGCTCTTGCTTTGTTGCCATTTAAGGCTCTGTCGATAGCTGTAAGAGTTGCACTTAGTCCGTATGTGCCCCACCAAGCCCACATGTTAGAATCGGCTTCTTTTTGCTCGAGCATATAAGCCTTTGAATAAGGCTCCAAATCAGCCGGACAAGACATATCTATGTCCTCAACGCTAAATCCATAGCCTTTAGTTACCAATAGCCCGTATGGGCGAATTTCGCTACAATATACTTCCCATGTAAGCTCTTTTACTTCTTGGTCGGTTTCTTCTTGGCTGTCTGTTCCTCTTTCGCCAACAGCTTTGATAAAAAACTGTTCTTCTCCAGCTCTGCCGTCAAATCATCGTAGAGTGACATTATATCTTTGCCCTCTTCATTCTCAGGGTCAAGGTAATCGTCAAGTAAATCATACATCTTTACAAGCTGTTTCTCTTTTGCTTCTTTATCGTCAAAATCAAAGCCAAATTCGTCGGCATGAAATTTCTGCAAGCCTACAAGTAAAAATTCCGGTAAAAAGCCGAGCATGTTGTCAATCGCTTCAAGCTCATCTCCCTGTTGTCCCATTCCTACAACTCTTGGGATAATTCTATTTTGATATACCGGTGCATATCCGAATTTAACTGTATACTCTTTTCCACTTAATTTAATTTTCATTTTATCTTTCCCTTTCTCCCTAATTTATATAGGGAAAGAGGCAGTTTTAACACTGCCTCGATTACCTTACTATATTGTTTCTCCAAGTTCGCTGTCAGCCGTGCTATCATCATAGCCAGTCATAACGGCTTTTCTTGACTTTAAGGACTGGCTCACCCTTTTTTTGTGAGTGTGATTGCTGTTGGATAGCCTTGGTCATCCTCTGTTACCGCAACCTCGTAGTTATCCTCAATCCACTTAGGCACTGTCTGTACTGATACAGTCGCAGTACCTGTTAAGTGGTCATCGGAAGCCTCACCCGGGGCGAATGACTCCTGACCGATAAAAGCGCAGATACCCTCTGAACCTTTTCCGTCTGTACCATAAAGAATGATAAAGTCGAGCTTTTTACCCTCGTTAGCTACCATCTCGTCTTTGTACTTTTTCTCAAAAGCTCCCTCAACTTCCATGGAACCGGCTGAACGTCTGCCCATTTCCTGTGTCTCTACTAAGTCTTCAAGAGTTGAAGTGTCTACCATGTTCTGTGAACCGAATGGTGAGGGAATTGTTTTTGCTCTAAGCAAGAGCTTGTAAGTTCCAGCCCAATAATCGCCACTTGTGACGGATGAACTTGGTTCCTTGTAAGCAATTCTAGTTTTTAAACCTGTTGCCATTTTTATTACCTCCTAATTTTTCATAAAAAAATAAGGGCCAAAAGGCTCTTATAATCTATCGTTCCAGTCGAATGACCGCCTAGCACGTAATGTTGCTGTCCATAATTTGCCGTTTTTTCTAGCGAATGGGGCTGGCACTAACTTGAATGACATGGCTTTGTATTCATTAGCCACTGTCTGCGCCACATTCAAGGCTTCCGAACGGCTTTTATTCGTTGTAACAGTCACTTGTGCTGTAAATAACACTGTATTTATTCTTTCACACTCTAAATCCTCATTCTGTTCAATAGGTTCGAGTGCTTGAACTAGCACTGTCGGAAAACTAGCCGTTGCACTGTCCGACTGTTCCTCTTGTGTGAATTTTAGTTTGGGGTATTTAGTTTTCAACTTCTTCTCGCATCGGGTTTTAACAATCGCATATGTGAGATTTTCAAGGTCATAAACCCATTGATTTTGACTCGCCACTTTATCACCTCAACTAAAATTCTTCCGTGCCGTTTTCATAATTTCATTTTCCATTTTTAAAAATGCTCGATACATCGGCATTGTAGGTGTAATGCCGTATGAATGGTGTAATTCTCCGCTTTCGTCTCTCCAATACCAACCTTCGCTGTCAAATGCGTGTGTCTGCCCTGGAAAAGTTCCTTGACCGCCTCTTGTGTCATTGAAATGTGGTTTAGCTTTCCAACCTGAGCCGTATTCAGCCATAAGCAAAGGCGATACATCAACTGTTTTGAGTCCGTCTGCTGTTTGCCATGTGCTTTGTATCCGCCCTGTTTCCGTAGCAAGTACAATAGCCGTACAGCCGTCTGTTGTATCTTTAATTTCGTAGCTAAATGTAATGTAGTGTCCGAAATTACCTGTATTTGCTCGTGCTACGGCTATGCCATTACTAGCAAGTTCTCCGACAAACGCTATGCACTTGTCCTGTAAGCGGTCTTTGTATCTTTCAAGCTTATCTATCGCATCTTGTATAGATTTTTCTGTCAGAGAAATGTCAATCTTCATAATTACACTTCTTTCACAACTGCTTTGAGCATGTATTTAACTGAATAGAGGGAGGGCTTGACTCCCACTATTGTAAAGTCTGCGGAAGTTGAATCAACTAATCCGTTTTCGTCCTTTGTAGGCTCACTATCAAGCCAAATAACGTCACCTTTTTTAAAAGGGTATTCTCCTCTGTCTGTCAGCAAAACAGCGTCAAAATCAGCCGTATTAAAGCCATATTCCTTGTTCTGTGCCTCTCCTCCGTCAAATGATATGTTCGCCCTAAAATCAACCGGCTCCGAAAAGCCTGTTTCTTCGTGCGTGTAATATATCTTCTCTCCGTCCTCCGTTTCGTAAAACTTTGGATTTCCGTCCTCGTCTTTTTCATAGACTGTGACAGTTTGACCTTGAAGCGCGTATTTCATGGCTTGCTTATTGATGTCAAGCATTTTTCTTTATCTGCTTGTAAATCTGATTAACACCGGTACTTGCCATGCCCGACACAATGCCAACTGCTATCGCGTCAAGAATGTTGTCCGCCGGATAACCGGGAATTACAAACATTCCAACAATACCGAGCACTCCACCGGCTACACCTACGATAATAGGAATAATATTATCTTTAACCTGTGGTATCTGCTTTGAAGCATATCCGATTAAATAAGTAATTACCATAATGGCAACTACTGTAGGTACTTGTGTAAAGTCCATCAGCTTTTACCTCCTTTGCCTAAATGGATTTCCTCAATCTCATTTTTCATTTTTGTTACCATGCCATTACCACCGAGTGCGTGGTATGCGTCATACATCTCGCAAAAATTCTGATACGCATATGAGGGAATTTCACCAAGCTTCATGTACTTATCATGGTATTCGATAAGCTGTACACGCAAAAGCAACATGGTGCCTTTTCCGTTTGCTTGTCGTAGCTTCTTTTCCTCTTCAATGCGCTCGTTTCTTTCTTTTGTGTCTATTGCTTTTTGCTTTTTCTGCTCTTGTAAAAGCCAAACAATATAACCCAAAAGTGCTGTTAGGATAATTGGCAAGGCAATAATGTATGTCTGATAGATTAAATTATTCATCTTACAGCCTTTCGTCTTTAGTAATTGGCACACCGCCCACCACCACTTAATGTGTACCGCCTGCTACCACTTTGGTAACGCACAATCTTCTTTTGCTTATAGCACTTTGACAAAAGGAAAAACCCCGACAAACAGCTTATCTCTGTCTTTCCATGTACGGCTCACTCCACCCTCACTCAATGCACTCATGTAGTTCTCACCGGCTTGTGAATGGTCGTAGACAGCAAGATTGATAACGACATTCTCAAACTGCTTTAAATCGGCAGTTATATCATCATCAGTGAGAGTGTCTGGATAACATCTTTTTGCTTTTACATCTTCCGTAGCTTGCTTAATAAGTTGTTCAATGAGTGGGTTATCTTCCTTTTTATCGAATACAACCACATCAGATGTTGTATAATCGTCGTTTGTGACTGTATCAATATGAAATTGTCTGAGTCTTATTTTGACTCGCTCTAATGTGGTGTATTCCATGCCAAGCTCCTTATAATCCAATTTTTTCAATTAACATTTTCTTCAAGTTGCTGCCATTTATTTCTGCGGCATTTTCAATACCATTTTCGCTCGCAAGCTTTTTTAGATCGGCTGTTGACATTCTGTTAATTTCTGTCTTTGTGTATGGTGTTTCTGGTGGGTTCATAAAATCAGATGGTACCGAATTGCTATTGCTTTCCGGTACCTCGTCTCCGACTCTATACCACACTCCATCATGCTTTATAGAGTGCGTTGCTATCATAAGCCTTAATCCTCCTTAACTTTGAGAACCATAACGCTATCCATACCCTCGAATGTAGGTAATCCAATCATAGATACGATACAGTGAGTATTGATAGGATGATTTGTAGCGTATGTGTATACAGATACACCGGTTTCAACAAGTGAGAGGTTTCCGTCTGTGATACTTCCGCTTCTTTCCTCCGGGGTCTTACCAAATGTGTAATCGCCAAGGAATACTCCGGCAGACTGCGCAGATACAATGCCTGTTGGCACAAAGTACTGTGTCTGTCCTGACTCATCAACATAGAGCTTATCGTATACTTCAATCTCGATACCATATCCCTTAAGATATTCAACAACCTGTGCTTGCTGTAATCTGATACCGCCGTTGTAAGCAGTGATACCAAGCACCTGTTTCTTTGTATCTTCTGCGTTAAGCACCATTTCCCAAGTCTCTGTATTCATGGTGAAACGAGTGAGAGAATATCCTGTTGCCTTTGAAAACTCTCTCTTGGACCTAATAAGGTCGTCAAGTGGTGTGGCTGTAGCCGACTTGTCCCATGCGCTTGTGCCTGTAAAAGTCTTGTAATGCTTTGCTGTATGCTCCGACTTCTCGTTATCTGCAAGGTAATCAATGTAATATGGTTTTTTGTCAATAGTTACCTTTATTCTTGGGACTCCATCTGCCGGCGCAAGTAACTGCCAAATCTGTCTCTCCGGCACAACTAATGCGCCCTCGATAAGGTTCATTGGTTTCTTTGAAATTTCACGCAATACGTTATTGGCAAGGCTAGAGTTTTCAGAAGTTCTGTAATTGTCATACTCCTGTTCCTCTTTCTCCGTTACCATATAAGACTCACGATAAAATGGCATTGAGTTCTGAATGTCAGAGAAGCCTCCAACGTCTCTTAACTCTGCCTGTGCGTCAAAGTTTGAAGCTTTGAGCGATACCGGCAGTCCGTTCTTACCCTTGATAAATCTAAGGTCGAGTGAGTCCTGTTTACGTGTTCCGAATTTCTGTCTGCCAAGATAAGGGGCAGTTCCTAATGTCTTCTGATAATTGTTCCACATTACACCGAGACTTCTCGCTGTAAATGCTTCTGCTAATGGTAATGCCATGTTCTTCTACCTCCTTTTAAACCTGACTTGCTACAATCTTTGGTGCGCCATAGAAAGTAACTCTAGGTGTTGCAGTTCTAGCTTCATCTGCGATTGAAAGTGACTTAACTTTCTCCCAATCAATAGTTCCCTGATATACATATGTTCCAGGTGCGTCACCCATTGTTACATCTACATCGTGCAATAGATAACCCTTGCACTCTGCGTCATTGTTTGGGAATGGTGTACCGGCTGGCACAATCTTCATTCCGTTTCCATCTGCGCTTGTTACCATAGTCTGTGGTACAAGGCACGCTGCACCCTCATAAGGGAAAAATTTTAAAATTCCTTTACCCTGTGTAAAGTCTCTTACGATTGGCTTTCCCATCGTTCTACCTCCTGTTTTAAATTACATAGCTGTTTTGACTTTCAGCATTTGCAACTGTACCGAATGAGATTTGCTCTGCATTTGCTACATCTGCTGGCTTTGAGTCGGGTTCATTATTGTTACCGCCATTGCTTGGATTAGGAGTATTGTTGAGTGCGTTTTTCTCATACTCTGCTATCGCATTGGCTTTCATGTCGGAAATAATTTTGCCAAGTGATGTCGTGTCAAAAGAACCATCCTCTTTTACTACTGTTTTTGCCTGTTCTGCTGTGATTTTGAAATCAGTCATAGCTTTCTCACGCAAATCTCTGACAGCATTATCTTTCTGCAGCTTGGCTATCTGCTGATTAGCTGTCTCTAAGGCGTTATTTGCCCTTTCCAGCTCGGTCATGTTGCCAGCCTGTAGTTCATCAAGCTGTGTCTGTAGCTCGTCAGCCTTGTCGGCTTTAGCCTTGTACTGATTGACTTTCTCTTTCTCTCTTGCCATTTCCTCACCGCTCTTGTTAAGCAGATTTGTTATCTGCTCATCCGTTGCATCCGGGAAAAGCTTCAAAACATCATTTCTTGTCATTTCAATTACCTCCGTAACTCACGCTTTTGTTATCGCTGGTCGCACCAGCCGAGTTTTTCTGTTGTTTAACGCACAACTGCAAATTTTTGTATAATAAAAAGCAACCTATAAGTTTCCTTACAAGTTGCTCATTATTTGTAATATTTAACACTGCACCGGCAGTTAGAAATCTCTTTTACCTCTGCGCCTAGCGAATGGTCTTTTGGAAACATCATAAGTGAGTTTCCAACTTCAAATGGTTCAAAAATATTAATTCTCTTTCTGTCAACTTCTGCATGTGTAGGTCTGACATGTGAATCTTCTTTTGAGCGCCACTCTTTTGTTTTGTAGCCCTGTTTTACCATTTCAGTTTGCAATCTGTAATTGCCGACTGCATTGGCTTCATTCGCAGCTACATTTTTTGCACGCTTCTGTGAAGTAAAATACTCTACTTCAGTATTTTGTGTGGTGGCGTCAACCACCTCATTCACAATGTACCGGGCATAATCCGTAATGTATGAGGGTGTTTTCTTTGCCTTACAATACTGTGTGGCAATGCTCTCATATCTGATGATAAATTCTTTAGTGATAGTGGTTATCTCTGTCTCTTCTTTGCCGGATAACAAGGCAAATAGCATAACAAAGATTTTTTCAAACTTTTCAGCAAGTTTTTTTCTATCTTCCTTTTCCTCGTCAGATAAATCCATTTCGCCAAAATATGTTTCATAATCTATGTCTTGTATTTCATTTTTGCCAAGTGCGTGGATTTCGTCTGCCATATTAAGCTCCAAAATAAATTGACAGCCAATTATTCATCGGCTGTCTTATCATTGTTATTATTGTTAGGTGTAGCTGTTGTCGGCTGTTCTTCCGGAAATAACATTTCCATGCGCTTAGCACTTTCGAGAGCGACTTGTTCGGGGTCGCTAAACATATCAATCGTCTTGACAGCCCTCTTGTAGTTGATACCGCACCTAAGTAATATTTCAAACACTTCTGCTTTAACAAGCATGTTGTCTAGCTTATTATGATTAATGTGTATCTCAACATCGCTAGGCATAAGCGTAAAGCCCTTATTAATTCTCAGCCTGTTAAGAATAAGCCTAAGTGCCATTCTCTCCGATTTCTTAAGGATAGGCTCATTAATAGCCGTCCTAAGTCCAGCATCATAATGTCCATTTCTCAATTCTACAGCCGAGCCGGTATCACCACCCGTGTTGCCCTGACGATTTGCAAGACCTTGAATACTTAAAAATCTTTCAAAAAGGTCAGTGAAAACCACTTGTCCCTCCGTCTGATTAAGTTCGCTCGTCATTACATCAACATCAGCCTTGTTGTCTGAACCATTGTTAGATTTAACTACCAATGCTCCCTCTTGTCGCATTTTTCTAAATGTGTCTATGTCAATTTCGCAATTAACGAATTTCACCCATGCAGACACAAATTGCTCAACACCATTGATTCTGTCCGAGGTAAGCACGTTAATAGCATCTGTGATTGCAATAGTCATTTCAATATCAGATAATCGTCTTGCGTTGTTTGGATATTCAATCACCGGAATAGCTCTGTTGCCATTTATTCCGCTTGCATAAATCTTGTCGTTGCGAACGTCAAACCACTCATTGTCGGTGAACACATAATAAATATCTGCTCCGTTCTCATCCTCTCCGATTTGGCAAGAGAATGCCGGACGTCCGTTTGAGTAATATACTACAAACGTATACATTGGATTTTCAGACGATAAAGAAAAATCGCTCTCATCAAGCAACTGTCCTTGTCCGTCATCATTACCGATGAATCTGTAGCCGGTACCGCATATGCTTCTCCAACGATGTATGTCTATATCGCACTCCTGTTTGCTTTCTGAATCCATCGTAATGTTAAGCTGTGTGATTTCTTCCGACTTATGGTTATCAGTGCCACGTAGCACATATTGGATTGGCTCGGCACACATCTCTGCGGTTTTGCGCTCAACAAGCTCATACGCAAGATTTACAGCAATCTTGTTATTGATTTCTGGTCGGTTCACTTTCTGTCGATACAAAATCGGTTGGTCACCACGATAGTATCTGTCAAGATACTCAATCTCAATAGCGTTTTGCTCGTGAATCACAAGTGCTTTATTCAGCTCTTCGATTATGTTGTTTTTTGTGATTTGCCTTTTCCTCGTGAAAATAACTTGTCTGCCGTAATTATTCTGACAGACAGCCGAAAAAGGTCTTACGTTTTTATGTGCGTACCTATACATCAATAAAGCCTCATGCCACTTGCAGAAGTTCTCTGTGGAACCTCTTTTATCTGAAATTCTTGTGTGCCAGCCCAAAACCATATCCATTTACGGCAGTGCGTACACATTACCTTGTGGTGTTTCTTATCACTTTCATCTACCCACGTTAATAGCTTTCCGCAACGAGGGCACATTACACTTTGTTTTCCTGTTGGTACGATATTAATATTCTGATTATTCATGTCACCCTCGATTCACTAAAAATAGCACCCACAATCTGTGAGTGCTATTTCTAAAAGAGATTTTTCGCAATGAACGAATTACATTTTTTTCATCTTACACATTATCACATTCTAAGCGAACCGAACGAACAAACTTACATTTTCTTAAAAAATCTTTCAAACTCCATTCTTACACTGTCTGCGGTAGCTTTTCCGCCTAGGGCGTATGCCGTTTGTAGCCATGATTTATTTTCCAAAAATCTAAAATTAATTATTCTTCTCATTCTGCTATCATCAAGGCTTGCTATAAATTCCTCTACATCGTTTGTCTTTTCAAGCAAATCATCTTGCAAAAGCTGTAACGTAGTCATTCTTGAGTACAATAATGTGCGCTTGCGTCCGTATTCGGGGTATGGTACACCCTCGATTTTGAAGTGCTGTGTGCCACCCATACCGCCCGATACAGTGTCAATCACACTTTCTCCGTTTTCTATTTTTTCAAGATCATCTTGCAATTTAGCAATTTTCTTTCTAACCTCTTTGATTTCCTCTTGTAAGTCTGAATACTGTGATAAAACTTCCTTTGTCATTAATAAAGCCCTCCTCTGAACGGATTGTGTACTGCTTCAACCTTTGCTATTCGCTTTTCCCTAAAAATCATATCGCACAACTGTGCTGTAGAGTCCACGCCATCATCATGTTTCATTTTGCCCTCATATGTGCAAGAAAGAACGTTTTGAAAATATTTCTTGTATTCCTTAGTCTGTCTTTCAAGTTTTATGAAATGCAGTTTTCTTATATCCGGCGCATGATTTTTAATTCTGTCCATTTTTGCAGTTTTGTTATCTGCCGGGTCATGGCTTGTCAATATCGGGTAGCAATCTTTTTTCCATACTTTCTCGCACTCCAAACGATAGGCAGATGTTGTTTTTGTTTCCTCAAAATGCACCTCTGCTGTTTTATTCGGAAACTTATCTAAGTGGCTTTCCATTCTGCTTGTTACTTCGGGAATTGTTATATCCTTATCGCCATCGTTATACACAACATCCACGATATAGTATTCCTTTTCAATCTCATAGCAAATTGGCATTGACACAAAGTCTCCACCACCATATGCCGGGTCGTTTGCTGAAAAAATTCTATCAGGTCTTATTCCCTCAATTTCTGCCGGGTCAAAAAAGTTCATGTTATCAATATTGAACATCTGACCTTTTCTTTCTATCGGCTCTTGCTGATATTGGGCGAACCATGAAGCCATATCGTCATTATCTTCAAATGAAGCCATTCTGCGCTTATAATCTAATGTGGAATATCCCAATTTGTAGGGATAATCAAAATTGCTCTCATTGTTTTCATTGAGTGCCGGAATTATAACCTCTCTATGACGTATGTTTTTATATTCAGGATTATTTGCAAGCAATTCTAATCTGCGTCCTTGTACGTCTCTTGGTGCCCATCTTGTGCCTATTCCTAGCAACTTTGCTTTGCCGGGCTTAATTCTTGGCATAAAGTTATTATCAAACTTTCCCCAAACTGTAGCCTGTCTATCTTCGCTTAACGCTTCATCAATACCACTAAATAAATCGTCATATACTCCTAAGCCATCACAGTCGCATGCTCCGTTCAGTGTTCCGTATATAGAACGCATGGTAAATGTTGGGTATGTTTTTTTACGCAAGAAGTCTATCGTAAGGTCTTTTCCGTCTGTGATAGCTTTTTTCTCTACAATTTTAGGGTAAATATCTTTGTAGGTATACGTTGGGTCATTTACCATTTCTAATGTTCCATCGTAAAATCCTCCGGTTATTTTGTCGGAATATGCCGAATATAGATTTGACCTCTCAGGTCTGTTTGAACCAAACCACAAATTACCCATTTTAACGATTTGAGTCTTTCCGATACGTCCGGGGCAAAACACCATGCCCTCATCGAGTTTATCATCGTACAAATCTTGAATGAGTTGTGCGACTTCGCTTAATGGATTTCTTCTCGGCAAATAAAATCTTTCCCATGGTGGACGATTTTTTTCCATGTAAATCATAAAGCTCTCAAACTTATAGTGAGCTTCCATTAGGAATAAATCAAAATAGTGATTAACTAAGTCATATGGTGTAGTCTCATGCTTGAAATGGTAATAATCCAAATCCCAAATTGTACCACCCGTTTTAGCCGTGCAGAAGTCCTCTATAAGCTCTTTTGCCCTCTTAGTGAGTTGTAGTCCATACTTAATATCTTTCTCGCCATTTATGGCTACACTGCAAGCGTCTACATAGGCATTAGTTACTTGTTCATCTATTCCGTTTTTTTCTATGTAATTTTCGTAACTATCAACTGTGGAAATAAGGTTCTGACTAGCCATAAGAAAAGCACCTCCACTTTTAAAAAGCAAAGGTGCTTATAGACCTCTGCCTATAACTGTTTTAGGTTAGCGACTACATTCAATCTGTAGCCGGTAAAATCACTTAATCAATATCCGCAATGCTTTCTACAAAGCAGTTGTAGTATATGTATCTCTTGCCGTTAAAATCAAACTTAACATATCCACCATCGTTTGTTTCAATATCAATCTTTCCCTCGTATGTTGCAAGTTCCTTGCCGTCTGCCGTATATACAGTAATTGTTCTCTGCATACCACCATTTACATCGCTTTTCATATCTGTTACTGCTCTGTCCCATGAAGCACATCCGGTCATTCCAAAACACAATGTTAATCCCAACACAACTGCTAAAATTTTCTTTTTCATAATTTCTTCCTTTCTGCTCGTATCAAATAATATTTAATTTCTGAAATGTCTTATATATTTTTGGGGCTTGAATTGCAAGCCAGTCAACCATTTCCTCATTCTTTGCCCACGCACCATCAAACCGATTTGAACTATCAGACAGCCCACTCTCATTCAGAAAAGCGTGTATAATTTCATGCCTTAAGGTCTTTTGCGATATGTTTCCTGAGCTTTTTCGTCCATGCCTACAAAATATTTTTCTTCGGACATGTCGGCAATTACAATCAACTTGTTTTCTTCTTCACAATAGCCTGCAAGACCTTTTTTCTCCATGTAACTGTCCTCTGATACTTTGTGGATTTCAATTCTGTATTCTGTTCCAAGAATATCTATTTTCATCGTATCATCGTAAATAAGTAACTCGTTCTGTGATGTTTTTATTCCTAACTTGCCTTCGTCTAATTCTTTTCGAAGTATTGTTATTCCTTTTTCCATTTTCTTAATTGCGCCTTGGTACTCCATGTATTCACTCCTTAAAGTAATGTAATGACTAACTTTACTTGTTGGCCGGTAATATATTTATTTGCCAATTCCTACAATTCCTAGGTGTTCAACACTGTCTTTTGGAATATAGACAATAACTTTATCGCTGTGAACTATATTAGGTTTTTCTGTGACTTTGATTTTATTCTCATTTTCTACAAAAATAAATTCAACGTTTCCCTCGTAGGTTATCAGTTGTCCATTTATGCAAACTGTAATTATCTCATAGTTGTCAGCAGGGATAGATGAAGCTGTACTTTGGTATCTAGCATAAATCCCACTTTGTATCTCTTCTATTTCACATTCGTATTTTTCAGTTTTATTAGCCCAATTTAAAAATAATATCAGCGCAGCAACAATAACAATAATGGAAATAATGGTTTTAAAAAAATTTTTCATAAAATCTCTTTTCTGCTGATAATCAGTAATTATTGTTTTTATTCGCATTCTGAAAGTCTGTCTTTTATAAACTGTTCCAATGCACTAAAGCCTTTTGGCTTTTCAATTCCTTTTCTTGTAAGTTCTGCGACTATTGTTTCCATTTCTTCTTTTACTCCTTGGTAAGCAATTTTCATTCCCAATTTCATTTTGTCCATTTGATTTCCTTTCATCGCAAACAATAGTCTGCTTCTTCTAATCTATCCGCTATTCTTGTCATTTCAATTTGTGTTCCGTTTTCATTCATTGTGCTGACGGTTACATGCCTGTCACAGCCACCACTTGGTATACTGCCAAGCCTTATTTCTGTTTTATCATCCTCAAACTTATAACATTTACGCATTTCTTCAATGCAGTTATTCATTTCAGTTATTTTCATAACCTCATTCCTTTCTCACGCTATTCACTAATACCTTTGTTTCCTCTAAGATTTTCATTGCTAAAGCTCTTGAAAACTCATAATTATTTTCCGGGTATCTTCCTAAGATTGATTTTGCGTACTCATTAACTGCATCAACAGAAACATCAACGCCAATAGTCATATCGTGCAATTCAGATGCTTCTATCGGCTTGTCATTTCTATCACCTATTTCGCGTGATTGTGCTTCTCTAAGCGCTTCACTCTCTATTGATTTAATTACATCTGCCATGCTCATTGTAATACACCTTAAATCCTTTCGTTGCATAATCAGAAACAGCCTTTTTCAGCTCCTCGTGGGTGGAATAGGTCTCCTTCAAAAGAATAGCCATGCCTTTTTTGCTGACCGCATAAATCCCAAACGGAACCTGTTTACTTGCAACATGTAAAACAGCTTTTAATTGTTCTGCCTTCATTTCATATACGCTATTTCCGACTGTCAGTTTCATTTCTCATAAATCTCCAAAAATCTTTTCGACATTTAGGGCATAAATCAATGCCTTTTAGCAATTCATCGCCATAATATTCTTTAATCCTGATACTATCAATTTGATTTAACTCTGGCTCCGGTAAAACAATGTTCTGGCGAATTCTTGTTCCATGCACTTCAAGGTTAACCGGTTTTTTAAGTTTCATTTCTCTTAAATGTGGTGTTATGCAATCATACCACTTTCTCTCTTTTGAAATATTTATCTCTCTGCCACACCTGTCGCAAGTGTGCCATTCTTTGCTATGCTTCATTGTGAACTTCCTCCCAAACTCTGCAAAATTCCTTGAATGTTTTCTTGTCTATCAGTGAAGCTATTTCATGCAAGTTTACAATGTTGATTTCTGCATCATGCTCATATTGCACGTCGACAGCAAGGTTTATATCAACCCTTGGAAGGCTCCCAGCATAATGTTCTATTTTATACGAACTACACAAGCACTGTTCGCCATCAATTGTGACTTTAGCACATTCCCTGTGTCCTTCTATTGCTTCTACTTTGAATTTATGTATATTACTCATTCTACCACCACCTTTTAAGCCAACCCTAGCATACATAAAATATCAAGCCCCGATATTCTCTCCGCACCCTCTCTTGTGTGCATAAGAATTTCTTTAAGCCTTTCATTTTCTGCTTCGCTGTATTTATTTCTATCGTACGCTTCTGAAAAACAATAATATTTGCAATATCCATAGCCTGCACCAAGCATATTTCCGTGAACGCTCTTTCCGACAATATCATAATATTTTGGCACTATTAAAATATTGTGTTTTTCATCTAGGGTACATTCCTTTTGCTCTGCTTTTAGCTTTGATTGAAGATATTTCAGAAAGCTTTGTATATCCTGTTCTGATTTTGAAATATATAAAATAGTTTCTTTCATTTCTTCCACCAACTTTCTAAGCACCATACATAAACATATTTCCAAAATGGAAATCATTTAGTGCTTTTTCTAATTCGTCTTTGTACCTAAATGGACTTAAAGGGCTTTTTATTTCTTCCCTCAATATAGGTGACATATTGTCTATTAAAATGCCTTGTGTAGCACTTGCAAGATTTTGTGGTGGCAAATCCGCTAAAGCGCATAGCTCCATTTTTTTATGGTCGCATTTTTTAGATTTAGGGCAACTTTTACATTTTTCTGCTAATTTGCTTAAAGGTTCCGCCATTACTACACCAACTTTCTACCGCAGATAGGGCAATAATTGATTTTTATATATCCAAGGCAACCACTGTCTCCTGTGTCAATCAACACTCCAAATCCATTTTCATCTTTGCAAATAAAATCTCCGCCGGCGTATCTTTTTTTCATATATTCATCATTGTTCATTGCTATATCCTCGCAAAATTCACACATACTCCTCATTTCTCCTTTGCCTTAAAAAGCGTGTCAGGAAATGGAATGCCTAAAAAATGCATATTTGCGTACTTCCTAAATGTTGGTCTGCTCATGCCAGCCATTTTTGCAGCTTTCGATTGTGAACATCTGCCGTATGCGTATTCCGTCAATGCTTCTTTGAATAGTTTGGCATTTCGTGTCTTAACTCCCTTTGCCATAGACGCATCTCCTTATTTTTTGATAATCGGATAGACAGGAATCGAACCTGTGACTCCACCTACTACCGTTACCGCAATGGTTGTTCTTCCAACTGAACTACTATCCGTTGTACAGTCTCTTGTGTGACCAGCTCCAACTCTTTTCATATTCGAGTTAAAACTAGTCGCACAAGCATTTTAATTATTTCAGCAGGGACTACTGCAACGCCTGCTTATTCGGGAGCTACCCGACCGCTTCTGATATGTGGACTTGCACCACGTTCACCCTGTGTATAGGAATCGAACCCATATGACCATTAAATGTCACGCGTCCAGCTTTTGGATTTGCACCAAAACTCGCACTATACTACCAGAACCTTACTAATTGCAATTTTCAGAATTGATGTGGTGTGGATTTGAACCACACATGATTGATTTCTGAAAGCTGTTTGTTGCTAATTACGGACAATCTCCGCTTATTACTCGGCAAATATGCTATCAATCAGCTTCTTTGCTTACGTTTACTCATTCCGCCACACACCAACAGTCAGCATGCACCGACTAGCGCAGATACAAGGACTCGAACCTTGATAACGATTTTACTCGTTAGAGAGATTAGCAATCTCCTGTGATACCATTACACCATATCTGCAATTTTATTCGCCATACCTATGATTCTTTAAGTTTTGTGGTTTCTGGATCATCAAATATTATTCTCATAGATATGGCTTAATCGAGACTTCATGCCTAGCTGATATTGCACAGTATGGAAACCTTAGCATACTTCCGCAATACTTTCTTTTCACCGCTTCACTGGATTTTGCGAATACAATAATACGCTCGGCAAGTTGAAAAACAATTATTCTTTTAATCCCCATAAGGGCATCCCATACAACAATCATCAAAACTCCCTCGCTTTGCGTAATTATTTGTTCTAGGTTTTAACCTATAGCTGGCGAGGTGGGAATCGAACCCACGACAGGTCGGTTAACAGCCGACTGCTCTACCATTGAGCTACATGCCAGTAATGAGGGTGAAGCCCAAGGAGTGGCAACACCCTCCGGAGATATAATTTGTATGTGCTGTAGGAAAAGAACTAACGAAACCTACAGCAAAGGACATGTGAGGAATTGCACCTCACCTAAGACTCATATGATTTGAGTTGCCCTAGTTTAACAATTAATTAAAGGGGGTGTATATGTCTGCTCTGCCTATTACAGATGTCTTTACGACAGGTTGGTTTTCACACTCGTGCATTGTGGGATTATACACGATTAAACCCTCACGAGCCTTGTGACGGCTCTTAACAGCTTTCCACTATGAGGGCGAAAGGAACTACTAAGTCCAATGTCGGGGAACCAAGTAAACCCCGAACAGGGCATGTTGGATTTGAACCAACGAATGCAGGAATCAAAATCCTGTGCCTTACCGCTTGGCGAATGCCCTATATTTACTGCCACATAAAAGCTATGGCAAGTATTTGACCGAACATAATAGCAATGCTAATGAGCCTTGTGGTAATTGTCTCTTTTTCGTTTAATGTAGCAGTTGTCATTCCAAATGCAATTAATGTCAGCCATACTGTTGTTGCAATTTTTAGTACAAACATATTTACACCTCGTTTTCTTTCAATATTGACTCGGTTATGCACACAAGAACCAAAAACACTATCGAAACAATCATTGAGCATGGGTCGGAAAAGAGTATCGCATGAAGCATACAGAACAACATCAGCCATGCAAAAATGCCTTTAATGAACATTGGCAAGTATCTGTCAGCAATCTTACTGAAAATCTTCCATCTGCGCTTAGATTTCAGCTCACGAGCTTTATCCATGTACCACTCTGCCTTGCTCATATCCTCTGCTACAGAACCTTTATGCCCGGCACGATATTCATACTTGTATGCAGTAATCTCACACCATTTAGCCACATCCTTAAGTCCGTAAATGTCAATCATTTCATCAATGCACTCTTTACGATTAGGCATATTATAGTGACTAGGGTGGTTTATCATTTCGGAATTAATTTTGCTAGACTCAAATCCTGTTAATTTCATCGTTCTTAGCTCCTTTACTGTTATATATTATATATAACTAATATTTAATCATAGTTGTATGTATATATATTATTATTGTGTATGTTGTTTAATTAATATATAACTTATGTTATAATAATAAATACTGCTTGGTGTAATTGAGGTATGGGTAAAGGCCTTTTTGTTTTGGCGGATATTTTGGGGACTAAGTGGGGCGGTTTGCCGCTTTTCATATAGACCCCCAGGGCCTCCAATACGCAGCCATTCAGACCTCAAGTAATCAAGCATTTTAAATTGTATCTATTGCATATACAATTCATCTCTATACTTTCAACTCTTCGCTAAACAACTGTTTTGTGAATAGTTATAATAATTCAACATCCCTCAAAGCCTTGTAAATCAAGGGCTTAGAATTGTGTATGTTGTATATACAATTACTTGGCATTATCAACCATGCTATCACTTGTTAATGCTTTAATATTCTGACTATTTGCCCCGCCTAACTGTGGTAATTGGTCCACTGTGAGCGCTTGCTTTTGCCTATTACTATCTGCCGTGTATGGGCTCGCCCATCCAAACTGACGATTGAGTACCGCTATCACTCCGACAGGGTTCTTGCTACCAGTGACGAGCTTATCGGAAAGACTTTCTTCCCTGTATTTTGCAAGTTTTTTGTATATATCCGAAGCCACCGAGCTTAATTTATTGCCATCACGCCAGTTGTATATAATACTATCCGGAATACCTGTTAACGTAGTATAACCAATAACAGATACTTCTTTATCGTATCTCATGCATAGATCATATATATATATATTTAATACATCCATGCATTTATCATAATCATAACTATTGCAATTACTAGGTATTTTATTGCTGTTTAAATTATAATTTACTGTACTTTTTAATACTCCACCTTTAAACACATTTTTATAAATAAAATAAAGAGCACTATTCCAAACTGCTTGGCTCTCTTTTTTCATGTCTTCAATGCCGTTTTCTTCGCAGAAAATACTAAGTTGTGCCATGATCTCATTGTCGTAGATTTCAATGTTTTGTTGATTCGCTGCCATTTTCTGCACCTCCTTAAATCTTTAAAAAAATAAAAGCCCGCACAACCTAGAATTTAAATACTCTAAGCTGTACAGGCTAACCGGCATCTGCATATACACTCGTGCTTGGCAATAACACGTTCTGCGCTTAAATTGTTGATGTAAATATACACCATTTAATATATTTTGTCAAATAGATTTTTAAAAAATATTACTGGCATATATACTAAGCTAAATATATTTAACTAAGTATTATATATATTTATATATTATTATATTTTCTTGTTTAATATTAAATAAATAAAAAATAAAGGGGTTTAATAATAATATACACATCTATAAAGCCGTAAGGCTTTATTAATATATACTATACTTACCTAACCTATACTACGGATACACTTTGGATACAAGTTGTATACATGATGTATACATGATGGATACATTTTGGATACAACTATCAATTTTCCTTGTTTATTTTTCCGCTTTATTAATTTTAGAGTTGCAAAATCAAGCCTTGAACAACTCGAAAAAGAAATACCCGGTACAGTTGTTGTGCGGTTCTTATTTCCCAAAATTTGCAATAAAAAAGAGCCGTTCAAAAAAACGACCCTTGAAAACAATATTTAATTTTTTATGCATCCAATTCAATGCTAAATTCATCTTTAAGTGTCTTTTCAAACCCTGGCACTAATTCACAATACCTTTTTAAAAAACTCTCGTTTGAGCAGGGTGCAAGTTCAAAGTGCACACGCTCTCTTGTTTCGTCGTCCATGAGCGCAACAATTGCGCTCATTGTGTTATCATTAATTCTTTCACTCATTGTATATCTCCTTTAAACTTCCGCCTTAATCCTCTTTGCAATCCTCTATTCTGTAGTTAGGTCTCATTCCTTGAGCTTCCCAAATAAGATACTCTCTCATATCGTCAATGTCTTCGATTTCAGCCCATTTGCTATGTTCCTCTTCAAGCTCTGTATTCGGCTCAAACCACGCTTTGACCTCTTCAAAGGTCTTTGGCTTACTATATTCGGCCTTATTGTCTACACCAACCACCCAATTTGCAATTTTTGCTTGCTACGGAGCAAGCATTAAACTTATCTGTTTTGTCCTTATATTTCATTTTTTCACCTCCGTTTATTTATTTGCCTTAAAGTACATACATGATGTAATACGTTTTCCTACTGTCCTCAGCAATTCTCTAGTCTCTTGGCATCCAACTAAAGTACTTGTCTAAATATTCACAGATCAGCTGATCTGTGCGGTCCATATATTCAAGCGCAAGGCTTTCAGCTTCTTCGTAGCTCAAGCCGTCCAACTTATATGTGCTATCGTCTGCCACATCTTCAACCGGCTCAAAGCCAATTACGGGCAAATTGCAGTCACTCAAGCGATTGTTAATACTGTCGGCGCTTGTCTCACTTAATAAATCAACTATAAGCGGATAATTGCCACTTTCGGAGATAAAAATATCCATTTTGTTGTCACCCAAAAATTCCTTTTGAACCCTTAGCCACTCAATCACTTCTTTTTGTTCTTCTGTCATCAATTTAAATTTACTCATGCTTTATCTCCTTTCGAACTTGTTAACTTGTTATAAGTATATTATATGTATTAGTGCTTAATATGTCAATACTTTTTTATATATTTTGTGCTTAATCAATCAAGCCCGGAATTTTGAAATTTAGATTAAAGCACTCAATTATAATTATCGCGTGTAATAATGATACATCTTTAACTAATCTTTTCCTATATTTATAAAAAATTGCGTCCGGGATTCCTGTTATCTGCTCAAAATCCGCATACCTATAGCCTTTTGAAAATAAAATTGCAATTTCATCAAGAAAACTATTAATTGTCTTGCTTGCTGCTTTTTCCGCGTCGCGCCTCGTCAAATTATCCGCAAACATTGCATATATTATGATATAATTACGCAAGCGCGGTATTCTCGAGCCGTTGGCGTATGCGTTAATCGATTTGTAGTTTAATTTTTTTCGTGCTGCAAGTTCTTTGCAGGTTATGCCTTCTTTATTAATATTATAATTGATGAACTGTGATACTTTCGCGGCTATTTCTTGATTTGTCATTTTGTACCCCCCTTTTGGTACATTAGCACCTTGCTATAATGTGTCTATTTTTTCATTCTGTCCATTTTGTCAAGCTCTGCCAATATCAGTTCGCGAGCAAAAGCACTTGTTTTTAATCCGTACGAATTAATGCGGTCAATAGTTCCCAAAGGTAGAATAATATTTATTCTGTCTTTATTTTTCATGCATTTTTTTACGGCTTCGCGGTTTTTCTGCGCTTGTATTTCCTTTATATCGTTCATTTAATACACCTCTTTTCTATATTTATTTATATCATTATATTACAAAACGTGCTTAATATCAATACATTTTTAGTGCTTAATCATAATGCACAAAAGCAATATAAACATTAGTGCCTAATTTTGTATATTATGTCAATTGTTATTAGTGCTTAATTAGTGTATTATAATATCAACAAATAAATCAGTACCAAAGAAAAGAGGTCGAAAAATGAAAACATTAAAGGAAAGACTCGAGGAGCTTGAAAAAGAACTTACGCCAGTATGCAAAGCGTATGAGGATGACTGCGACAAATGCCCTTACAAGCGCACTAAATGCCGTGAGTATGCAGAGATTGCAGCAGAGTTAGAAAGATAGAAAGAGAGGTTTTAAATATGAAAACAAACGATACAATCAAAGTACATTTATATGATTTACACAATAAGGAAATACAAACTAGAAACTATGGCAAGACTTTTTGCGTGTACGAAAAAGCCGGAAAACTTGGAATTGATTGGAACACAGAAAAAAAGTCCGTACACCTGCAAGGGCGATGCGTTTGCACCATTCGAAACTTTTGCGCCATCTGTAATATTTGAAAATATTGAAACCGGGGAACTTTTCCACTTCTCAAATATTAAAAATGCAGTTGTTAGAATAGCATAGCCGAAACACTCCAACTTTGGAGTGTCCACCGTGGGATGGTCTCCCGGTGCTGATGATGGCAGACCGGAAAGGAAACGATATGACAGTCGCAGAAAGAAAGATAAATACAGAGGATTTAATAAGCTTTGAGGAAATTGCAAAAGAACATAAAGTTGGGGAATATTTAGCGGTTGGTAACGATGGCAAAGAATACCATGCTTCATACGTTCCGAAGTACCGCCCAAGTGGTGTAATGTTCTTTTGTATTCCGGCAGATGTGGAAATTTTAGGATATTTAAAAATAATAGATATTTGCAACAAATCAATACCTTGTTGTGGTTGTGCCGATGCGGATGTTTGCACAAAAATAAAAAACTAAGTCGAAACCGCCGCCCTGGCGGTCTGCAGGAACTGCCCCGCCTGCACTGATGAGACAGGGCACACAATGAAAGGATGGTTGATTTTATGACAAAAGCGGAATTATTGAAAGAATTTGACAAACTGCAAAAGGAAAAAGAAATACATATTGAGGGCATACACTGTAATAGTAATAAAAGTACAATAAAAAATGCTATTGAGTGCCTAAAATGCCCGGATGAACTGTTAGAGAAATACTTAATGGTTGTAAGTCTCAAATATGAAAATATTGGGCGCACAATTGCAGAAAATGGAGACTTTAAGCGCCACTCTTTCAACCGGCTTTATGTATTTAATACAGCTAGACAGATTTTAGCAAATTAGCAAGGTTGGGCGTTTCCGGGGTTCGATTCCCAGGCTTGCTTTTACCCGGAAAAACCGGGAAATTTTAAAAATATGGAGGTGTACAGAATGAAAAGAAAGACATATAACAATGTTATAAAGGCATGTAAAATGATTATGAAAAAAGGCTATGAACAAAAAGAGGCACAAGAAATGGCTTTACAGATTTTTAAAAATATGGAACAATTAAAAAATGGAATGTCTGCGGAGTGGTTTATTGAAAAAATCGCTCCAAAAAATTACTTTATGGAGGCGTAAAACATGAAAGTTAAAGAATTAATTGAGGAGTTAAAAAAATGCAATCCAGATGATATTGTTATGTATAACTTTGAGAATGCATTTACAAATGACAATTTTGAAAGGACGCACGACTTGCAAGAGCGGCACGAATGCGAATTTGATTGCGGTATTGATGATGTGGCGATTGGTTCAGGAACTCTTAAAGGTTTTGTATTTTTGCGCGAAGATTTACTGGAAGAATAAAAGCATTTAAGGCGGAGTAAATCCGCCCTTTTTTGCTTGCTGTGGGTTCTGGCCGGTCCAAGCCCAGCTACTAGCGTTATACACCTAATAAAAACAGATTAACGCACGACAGACCGCGAAAGGGTCAAAAAACAGCTTATAAACCATGTGCTAAAACAGAAAAGAGGGTTAATGAATGGGCAACGAGTTAAAAAGTCTTGACGCTGTAGAAATGGAAATAAAAGCACGCTACAACGGCAAATATACAGATGTATTAGGCTATCAGGCAAGCGAGCGCGCCACACGCAAAGCGATAACTAATATATTTAGAGCCACTGCGGACTTTGGCACGTGTGACGATGTTTTGTCACTCATCGGTGGCAAGGAATACCGCCGGACGGCTTTTACTAACTATTTGAATCACGAGAATTATATAAGTCCTATTATTAAGGCTTGTTATAGTTAGGGGGGTGTACTATGTCAAAATATGAGTATTTAGGGAAAAAGGAAATATATAAGCGCGTAAAGGCTCTAGGCTACGAAATGCCAAAAATAAGCAATTTTAGCTATATCAAGTATAATTGCATAGAGTGGATGGAATCGCACGAATTGAAAATTACAGTTCAGCGGTGCGGTGAATGGCTGCAAGTCATAGAAAAGTGTGTGCATGCTCGCCCGGTCACGTTATTTTGTGACTATCGAGCCGGAGAATATATCACGCGTTACAAATAG